ATGACACCTGAAATGTTCAGCCTTTTGAGTTCTGGTGTATATACCTTTAAAGAAAGGGCAGTGATTCGTGAACTGTCATGTAACGCAGTAGATGCTCAGAAAGAAGCTGGAAAAGAGAACATCCCGTTCCATGTGCATTTACCTACTCGTTTTGAGCCTTACTTTGAAGTTCGTGATTTTGGAACTGGATTGACTCATGATAAAGTTATGAGTTTGTATCTAAACTATGGGGCTTCTACGAAGAATGACTCTAATGACTACATTGGTGCAATGGGTATCGGTTCAAAATCTCCATTTGCAATTGCTCAGTCATTCACAGTATCTAGCTATGTTGATGGTGTTGTTAATAAGTACTCTGTTTACCTTGAGAATGGTATCCCTCAAGTAACTAAGCTGACCACCAACCCAACAAAAGAGCCTAATGGTTTAGCTGTACGTGTAGCAGTTGCTGACCATCGTATTTCAAAGTTCTTTGAAGAGGCTGGTAATGTATACTCATACTTTGCTGTAAAACCAGAAAGTAATATCGAGTATGACGATGTGTTAGCAGACATGAATGTCATTGCCCGTGAAGAAGGTGTTTATGATGCCATGATTCACAAACAAAGCTGGCGTTCTAGTGGCAACAGGACAGAGTTTAATGTGGTGATGGGTAACATTGCCTACCCAGTTAACATGGAAGCATTACTTGGTGATGATTTCTTCAAAGTCTTGCCAGAGTTTTTCCGTAGGAGCGTAGACCTTGTAAACATCTACATGCCTATTGGTTCAGTTGCTATTGCAGCTTCTCGTGAAGCATTGCAGATGAATGACACGACAAAAAATGTTATCATCGAGGCTACTAAAAAGATAACTGAAGCAATTACAAAGGATGTTATCAAGAAAGTTAATAGTCAACCTACACTCATGGATGCTGCACAGGCTTATGCTGAGTTACGCTTGAACTCACGAGAGATGTTTAATGCTGTGTGTCCAAAGCTAGAGTGGGGAGGCGTTAAGCTTGATTCTCTGGAAGAAGAATTACTAAACATTCGTCGTGGAATTATCTACGCAGAAGACGGCTCAGTTATCTATGAACGTGATGGTAAAGGTAATATTAAGGTTGATAGGAACGGAAACAATATCCCTAAAGTAGATTATCTTTATAATCCAGTTGCTTATGTTAAGTTCAACTCTTTAGAAAGTAAGATTCGTGCAACAGCACTTTCCTACACTCAAGAGGCAAGTATGTTCAATATCTTTGGCGCAATGCGTAAAAGCCAAATTGAACAGTTTTTGTTTGTTATCAATGACCGTCGCAATAAAAACGGTACTGAGAAGACTGTAGGACGCAACCAAATCTTACGTGGTGCATGTCGAGACTATGCCAGTGAGTCAAGTCTGTTTCACAGATATAATGGTATTGTCTTTGTATTCTCTAATGAGGAAGAGCTAGACGACTTAATCAATCTGCACAAACTTGATAAAAGCTTGTTAAAGATTGTGAAGATGTCTGATAAGGAACATCATTATCAGCGTAAAGAAGCTGTAAGAGGTGTTGTAAAACTCTGGAAAGCTGTTCCAGCAGAAGGTGTAGCTTCATACAAAGAGGTGTCAGAAGACTTAGATACAATTGAAGAGCCTCAGCTTTATATTAAGGCAGTAGGTGACACAGTTGATGGCGAATGTTTTTGCTCATCTCCAGAAGATGTAGCTAAGTCAGTTGCCAATGTCATTGAAAAGACAGTCTATGTTTTCCGAAAAGCAAATTGGAAAAAGATACCAGAAGACTGGATTGAAGTAGATGAGAAGCTCTTGAACGACAGCTTAACTGATGTTCACTGGATTAATCATAACAGGTATATGACACGTATCTATATGAATGGTGTCCTTGACCTTACAAGCAGTTGGATTATTGCCAGAAACTTTACGTTCAATAACAGGAAGATTTCTCGTGGCTATTGCTATTCACGAGACACAAACAAAACTATCTTCTTAGAAGGTAATGAAGATGCTGTTGAGGCAATGTTTGGTAAAATCCAATACGTTGCTGCACCGTTTGCATACACTTACACTGTTAGTCGGTTGCAAACTTTGAAAGAATGTCTTGATAACGATACAAAGCTGTACAAGAAAATCAAAAAAGCTGGTGACCGTATGGTCATTAAGGTGACAAACTACCTTTCAAAAAGAAAACAAGAAAACTTCTTGCTTTCTCATTTAGATTGGAATAAAGTGTCACCCATCGAAGTGAGTAAGTTCTTGGGCTTTGATGTGAAGTGTGTTCCAGAAGGGACTACAATTTACGATTAAAGTGTTTGACAAGGGGCTTCAAAGCCCCTTAGAATAGCCTTACAAAATGATTTATTAACTAACAAGAGAGAGTAATAAGATGACTACTAAAACTAAAGCACAGATTGACGCAGAAATCTACAAACTGGTTAAAGAAGGTAAGCTGACTAAAACAGCTATTGCACAGAAGTTCAATACTTCAACCCGTTCAGTTGGTCGTGCTGTAGAGCGTCATGAAGCAACCTTAAAAGGTAAGAAAAAGGTAGCTTCTAAACCAGCTAAGAAGACTTTGAAGCAAGTTGCTAAGTCAGTTAAAAAGAAAGCTGGCAAACCAGTTGAAAAGGTTGTTAAAGAGGCTGTACAAAAGGCTCCGGTAAATAAACTACACGAAGCTATGCAGAATGGTGACCGGATTGAGTATATGATTACTGGCGATTCTGTTATCATGACTTTCGGTGCAGATTCTGAAATCGTTGAATCTACCCATCCGAACTACAAAGAAATCGTAATGGCTGTTGTAGGTGGTGAGTACAAGAAAGCTTTCGAACTGATGAACATTCGTAAGTCTATCGAAAACTTCACTCAGGGTGCTATCACAATCAAAGGTGATAAGTTATTCTACGGTGCTGTTGAAATGCGTTCTACTCTGGTTGACCGTATCCTTCACATGATGAAGACTGGCGATAAAGGTTTTGAACGACTTGTAATGTTCTTCGAAAAACTGATGGAAAACCCATCTAAAGACTCTGTAGAACAACTTTGGGGGTTTGTATCTCACCTTGATGTTGAAATTGATGAAGAAGGCTACATCATTGGTTGGAAGAAAGTCTCTACTCGTGAAGGTAAGCTGGTTGACTCCCACACCCACAGAGTACCTAATGATTTGGGTAACATTGTAGAAATGCCACGTTGGATGGTTGATAACAACCGTAACGTAACTTGTTCTCAAGGTCTTCATGTTGGTGCTTGGGATTATGTTCGTTACTTCTCAGGTGATACCATCCTGAAGGTTCGTGTCCATCCACGAGATGTTGTATCTGTTCCAACTGATTACAACGATATGAAGATGCGTTCATCCCGTTATGAAGTTGCAGCAATCGTTGATAATCAACGTAAAGTGCTGAAAGTATGGGATGGTAAGACTGAAGCTTTGCATGTCATCGTTGGCACTGCTGGAGAACTCATCTCCCAACGTAAACGTGAAATCTAATAAGTAATTTCTTAAAAGGCTGCTTCGGCGGCCTTTTTTATTTGTATTTTGTGCAGAGTGCTGTATAATTGTGGTCACGATAAACTAAACAGGAGAACCAATGAAGAAGTTGATTCTAGGTTTGTGCTTAATGTTTACAGCACACTTATCTTATGCAGTTGACTGCCCAGAGCTATCAATTAGCCAAAAAGTAAACATGTTAAAAGCTTACCAGTATGGTGAGAATAATATGGGCAAAGGCTGGGGTATTACTCTAGCTGCTATAGCCTTACAAGAGTCAGAGTTAGGTCTGAATATGGAGAATAAAAAGACCCATGACTATGGTATCTTCCAGAATCACTTGAAGACTGTTGTAAAGCGTAACAAAATTAGTCCTAATGTAGCTAAAAAGAAACTCTTAAAAGATTTTGACTATGCTGCAAAGGAAACACACAAAGAGCTTGAGTTTTGGACGAAGGTACATGGTCACCCAAAGTCAAAGAAGACTTTACAAAAAGTTTTAGCGTCATATAATGCTGGGTATTCGTACAAAATCCCTAAAGCTAAGAAATACTCTCAAGATGTCTACAACAATATGAAAGTTATTGCTCAATGTGAATTTGCAACAAACATTTCTAAGGTAAACCATGAAAAAATTAAGAAGGTTTGATGAAGTACTGTGTCATGCTTATGACTTACATCCTCATGAGTTAGGTCTTGATTCCTGTGTATGGACCCCAGAACAGTGCAGAGATTTTGAAGATACTGCAAGAGAGGTTGTATGTTCACTTGAAGAGTTCCACACATCAGAATCAATTGTGAACGTTGTGGACAAAGAGACTGGACAATCTATAGGTGTAAGACGTGACAGTTTAGTCATAGTCAATAAAGACCTTGTAGAAAAAGGTAACCTCATCCTAGCAGATATTGATGGTGTTCTTACAAATTTTAATCACGAAGATTACTCAACAGAGTTGACTGACGGGTCATTTTCACAGTACACTAATCTTCTTGACTCTGTAAGAGCAAAACCAACATATATTTTCAATATCATTGATGCAATTGCTAATCATGCTGCTATCGGACTCTTGACAGCAAGAGGTGAAACTCAGAGAATACCTACTGAGATGTTCTTGAGGCACAATATAGAACATGATTACATGCTTTTTATGCGTGGTTTTGGGACTAATTCTTTAAGTGCAGAAAGTTTAAAAGTCAGGATGATTCAGTCTTGCATTCTTCCTTACTTTAATATAGTATGTTTTATAGAAGATACAGAGAAGAATGTTCAGAAGGTTAACAGAATCCTTCCACACATCAAAACCATGTTAGTTAAACATTGAGAGAAAACTTATGAACAATATCATTACGGTAGCACTGGACGTTACGGAAAACAAATCTGAAGTAGTTCGTAACATTATCAAGAGCAACTTTGAGGGTAAAATCTTCCGTGCTGTCAATGTAAAAGCAGACGGTAATATCCGAGAGTATCGTGCTCTTCTGAATGTTAAGAAACACGTCAAAGGTGCTGGTTCAACGACTGCACACAAAGAAAACCTGATGACTATCTATGATATGGGCATGGCTTCAGAGTTAGGTGCTGAAGGTATCGTTAAAGAAGGTGCTCCGTATCGCTCTTTCAATCTGGAAACTGCTCTTATGCTTTCCTTTACAAGTGGTTCTAAAACAACTACTTATCTCTTTACTGATGCTGCAACGGTATCTGCTATTAAGGATAGCACTGTCAAAGCTGGGGTAGCTGCTGCTGCAAAAGCTTCTTCGATGGCTGCAAATGTCCTTGCTAAAGTCCTCAGTTAAGGTTAAGATACAGGCTCCTTCGGGAGCCTTTTTAAATTTCAAGGAGTATTAATGAAGCCGATGTTCAAATATCTTGGTGGTAAAACAAGAATATTAAAAGAGTATGAGCGTTTAGGTGTCTTTCCAGACAACTGTAAAAACTTCTATGACCTGTTTTCAGGTGGTGGTTCAGTAGCTATCTGGGCTTATAACAGATACCCAGAGGCAAAAGTGTTTATTAATGAGATAAATAAACATATTATAGGTCTTTACACAACTTTCAGAAATGACTATGAAAACTTCATGGAAGAGTTTGAGTACTTATCAAAGAGGTACTTAGCCTTACCTATGCAGGAAGAGTATGCCGTGAAAGGCCAGCGTCATAACCGTCTACGCTATAAGATGTATTACAGTGTAAGAGAGGAACTTCTTTTGCTTGGTGAAGAAGGAGCATATGACTACAGGTACTATGCCAGACAGTTTTTCCTTCAAAAATTAAGTTTTGGTGGTGTATGGCAGACTACTAAAGAGATGAAAGGTCACTATGCAACACCTTGTGGGTATTTGCTGGAAGAAGAGATTTTCTTCACAAAAACTAAAGAATCACTATCCGAGTTTTACAGTTTTATCACCGATGAAAGGGTAATACTTAGCAGTGAACCTTATGACAGGGTTGACATAAAACATGGAGAAGGCACAGTTATTTACTGTGACCCCCCATATATCAACACCAACCAGAAATATGGTGCAAAGTTTGATATTGAGATGTCTGTAAAATTATGCAAAGATATGATTTCTTGGGGGGAGTTAGGCTCTAAAGTTTTGATGTCAAACTCTCAGTGGGATGGATGGGCAAACCTAATTCCTGAAAATTTTAACTTGACAGAGGTTAGCCATTCATACACAATACATGCACAGAGAAGCAAAGATATTAACGAAGTAATTATTCACAACTAAGGTATCAAGTTATGGCAAACAGCATCAATGTAGCACTGAATGGTAAGGTTGTTAAAATTCACACTAAGATTATCAGTGTCGAGGATTTCCTTAATGAAAAACGTTACAAAGAAAACCCTCGTCAACGAAATACACTTAAGCGTCTGAAAAGCAAACACCTTAATGGTGACGTATCACCAGACCAAACAGTAGTCCATGTGGCTAAGTTCGGTAGTTCACTGTTCATCATTGATGGTCACTCACGTCGAGAGGCATGGAAAGTTGGTAACCTGACACGACCAGAAAACTTGATTGCAGTTATATACCATGTGAACTCCATATTGGATGTCACAGATTTGTACACTCATTTTGACTCTGAGTTAGCAAGAGAAAAACCTTCAGAAGTTTATTACGGAAATATGAAGATGATTTCTTTCAACCCAGAGTCAGAACTGATGAAAGCATCTTGGGCAACTGCTATTAAGTATGTTGCTGCATACTACGGTGTACAACAGGTATCTAACACTGAAACAGTTAAATACCTTAATGACTTTAAAAATGAGCTGGAACAAATTGATTCTCTTGAAGTACAGCTTAAAGGTGTAGTAAACGCAAAACGGAAATATTCTTCTGGGATTCGCGCAGCAATGTTAATTACTCTACGCCTATATGGTGATGCTGCATTTTCCTTTTGGGAAGACTATAATGACTACTGTGAAGGTATGTCTAACAAATATGTTACAGAGTTATACCAACTGGCATTACAAGCTGGTCGCGGAGCACAGGCTGATAAGTTGTTGATGAATCAAGTGATTTCACTTGTCAACTATTACAGTCAAGAATAATACACAGGCTCCTTCGGGAGCCTTTTTCATTTCAGGAGGTTGTTAAATGACATTTAAAGAGTTCTGTCAAGCTACTTTCATAATTGTTTTCTTAGTTGGGGCAGGTGTCTGGGGAGGATACTCCTACAGAGACTACCAAGTTGCTGAAGCTGAGCTAAATAATGAGAAACTGATAAGTGTCGCTAAAGATGCTTATCAGGAAGGTTTAGTCACACTCAGCACTAATTACAAAAATGATTTGAAAGACGTGCTTGCTAAGAATAAGCATACAAAAGAGGTACTAACATATGAAAAAACTAAGCCAGAGTTTTATAATGTTTGTGTTACTGATAATTATGTCAGGGTGTTCAACGAACAAAGTGAGCAGTACATTCAAAAACTCCCAAGTAAGTGAGAGTGACAAGTACACTCAAGAAGAATCAAGATTCACTGTCAAAGGCAACACTGGTAGTGATGTGGCAGCAGCCCTTGAGTTTTATCGTGATGGTTTTTACCAGTGCACAATCAAAGCTAATAACCTTATTGACATGATTTTATTAGGGAACAAACAGCAATGACAGAGAACGAAGACACTTTCTATGTAGAAGGGTACTTACTGCTACCACGACCAAAAGAAACTTATATGCGTGTTGATTTCTCACCAACCATTATGGACAACGTGATGTGTCATATCTTTATGCAAGGTGTCACAGCACAGCTTAAGCATGTTGGTAAAGAGTGCAAAATAAAGGTTGACACTCATCCAGAAATCAAAGAGAATCACTACACATGGTTCTTACCAGACTCTAAAGAAATCTTAGCAGTTCTTAAAACGAGGAAGTAACTATGCAGATTAATGGAAGAGACTTTGTAGCAGTTTACTACGAGAAAGATAAAGAAGTTGGCGTAGCACAAATATCTTATGGTAATGGTAAGTGGTTGTATGGGACAATCGCAGTAGTCGGGACAAGGAGTGATACAAAAACTTTTAAAGATTGTGTTGACCTTCTTGAAGAATCCATCCACAATCGTTGGTGTCTGATATGGATGACTGACAACGAAGTGATAGAACGCTTCAAAAAGATTGGTATCAACATTGATAGCATTGAGCATGTTGATTTATATGAGCTAACTGAGAAGGTAAACTATGAAAGTAATACTAGCCAGAGATAAAAAGACACGGAAAATTATCCGGTCAGCAGTATCTATTGGAAGAAATGAAGTGATTCCTTTTACAGCAAATGATGTGATAATCTACAGGAAAAAATTAGCATTCAGTTATTGCTTACGTGGCTTTATCTCCCAGCCATTGGAAGACTTTAAAAGTCGTTGTGGTAAAGGTATCATCATTCAAGAGGCAATTATCAATGGCTGACCTCTGCAAAGACTGTTCTATCGAAATGTTCGGACGTGATACAGGTGACTTAAAAGGTCTCATCACTGAGGATGATTTTAAAGCTGGCTATGCAATGCCAGTAATCTGTGAAGGTTGTGGATGTATCTGGGTAGACCACGAAGGACAACGTGTAAAACCTTCAGAAGATAAAGAATCTTGGGAGAGATGCTAAATGGGTATTGTAAAAATTATCAATGGTGATATCTTTGCCGCATTTGATAAAAGTAAGTTTGATGTCATTGGTCATGGCTGTAACTGTATGAATTTCATGGGTGCAGGTATTGCAGCAACTATTTCTAAGCGTTATCCAAAAGTATATGATACTGATACAGAAGTTTACCTGTTTGCAGGTGGTATTCGCCACAAACCATGTGAAAACCTACTAGGTAATTTCTCTGTAACACGCTTAAAACAAGGCCGTGTAGCTAACCTTTACACCCAACTTCATACTGGTAAAGATGCCCGATACAGTGCTTTAGAGTCATCTTTGAAGCAACTTAACAGATACTGTGAAGTTAATAAGTTGAAGAAAGTTGGTTTACCTATGATTGGTGCAGGTATCGGTGGACTAGACCCTCAAGCCGTCACAGTTATCATTAATCAGGTGATGAAGAGCGTAGATGTTTACCTGTATGTCTACGAGACAGAGATGTACAACGAGTTACACTCAGGTTGGAAGAACTATTGCGAACCGGAATACTTTGCAGGTGTAGTAACGTTCACAGACAATACAGTTACCCTCTTCAGACGAAGAAAAGGTAAGATACATCAAAGTAACCCTCCGGTTGAAAAGATGTCCCTAAGTAACGCTCTAGTTACCCACCTGTCGAAGAGCAATCACAGAATTGCCGTGACATTTGGTAGCGATGCAGACACCTACATCTATGCAAGAACTGATGAGGATATCGAGACAGTTTTCTCATCACCGGAAGTTACCTTCTTAGACGCAAAGAACTAAGAAACCCTGTAGAATATTCACAATAGACTAAGCCTTTCTTATCTGGTAAATTTTTCAGGTAAGGAGGGCTTTTTCATTTCAGGATTGTGCAGGTAGATTTCTGTAGAGAAATCTGTAGAGAGAATTTTGAACTCCAAAGAGAAAATCCATTTTCAAACTGTGCAGGTAATCTCCAAAGAGCTTTTTCATTTTCAAAACGTGCAGATAAAAATCAGGTCGGGCAAGAAAAATCATTTTAGAATTGTGCAGGTAGGTGGGTGCAGGTGGGGATGTCGCCATTTCTCACAAGACTACCACATCTGAAAAGAAAAGTCAACAGAAAAATTTGTAGCGGATTGAAAAATAATTCTTGATTGTAGTTCTGTTTTGTGGTAGTCGCGTGCGCCCGTTTCATTACATTTTTGCCAAAAATATTTTTAAAATTTTTCTTGACTCCTCGAACGGGGTTATCTAGTATTTGCATCAACGGGGAGGGAATGACCTTCCCCACTAAGTAAAACCCTTAAACTAGGAGATTCAAAAATGGCATCAAGAAAAATCAAAGTTGGCGACGAGGTTAACGTAAAACATGAATACTCTTACAAAATGTTAACTATTCGCTCTTACAAGGTTTATCAGGTGGAAGCTATCCACGAAGATGGAACATTTTCACTAAAAGGATATAGCGAACGTTTCCCTGCTGAATTGTTCGAAAAATGGAGCACTAAAAAATGATTTACAGCCGTGAATTGATGGTCACAACTAACGTTAACACAAAGGTAAAACGTTTTTATATGCAAGTATGCGGCGCATGGCGTAGAATATCAGAATCTGACTATTGCAACTATGTAGAAACGGCTATTAATTCTAATTGCTATCTTACAAAGAATACAAAGCGACATATAAAACAGACAGCGGTTTACTATTACGATATATAAAAAGTACTTTACAAGGGGCTTAAAAGCTGATATCTTAAGCCCCAGATAAAAAGCTTTATCACATTAACCTTAAACTAGGAGATTCAAAAAATGGCTTATCGTGCACCGAAATTCATCAACAAAGACAACTTCCGCAACGCACTGGAGAAGTCACTTGATGAAAAATTTAACGGCAAATTGATTGTTGTTCACGCATTCAATTTTAAGTATGATATTAACGGGAATAAAATCAACCATTACACGGCAACCATGTTAGATGGTGCGCTTTCAAGTGAAAAAGCCATTATCAATGCGCTTGCTGGACGTGGTAAAAACCTGATAAAATGCAATAAGAGACGTTATCAGGGCGGCGCATATGGTTACGATGATGCTGTTTATCATCTTGAAAATATGGGCTATTCAGTGGAAAAAGCTGGAGTGTCTCAAATAATCGGCAGTGACGGCTATGTGACAATTTTCAAAATTAACTGATAAAGTACTTTACAAGGGGCTTATAGTTCGATAAAGTAAGCCCCAGATAAAGAGCTTTACCACTAAATCCTAAATTGGAGATTCTAAGATGGCTATTATCAAAAACGTTGTAATTACTGCAAAAACTCGTGATGATGCTCGTGTTATGGCTAAAAAGTTATGCGGGAAAGTGATTGACAACGGGAAACAATCTGCTGTAAGGTGGGGCGTGAAGGCTGATAAACAGTTGAAGTTAAAAAATTCACCGATAAACCTTTTTACATGTGTAAACACTATTGGGAAGACAAATGTATACACGAAAAAGGCATACATTAGACGCGTAGCATTAACATCCCCCATTCGTACAATGAGAAGTTATGCAAAGCTAAAAATTAATTAATAAAGTACTTTACAGGGGGCTTAAAAGCTGATATCTTAAGCCCCAGATAAAGAACTTTACCACTAAATCCTTAAACTAGGAGATTCAAAAATGAAATTATCAAATAAAGTTAGGGAAAATCTAAGCAAATTACTCAACAAAATTGATTTTATCGAGACCTCAAGAAATACTCATGAGGTGATGGAATGGATACACGGCAAAATAAAAGGCCGTCGTGTAGTAATTTGCTTATGGAATAGCTGCAGGGAGTATAAGAAACCTGTTTTGCAAATTAATGTTTATGATGATACTTTTAAAAGCCCAGTAAAGTCTAAAAGTGACTTATTAGAATCTTATGAGATAACTGTAAGTGGCAAGGTATCACGTAAAGAGGGAACACCATGCTAATGACTGGCATTACTGCAATCATAGCCATTATAGCGCTATATAAGGCATATAAAGCCTATAATCTGGCAAGTAAGGCAATCACGCAGCAGGTTAATAATAGCCTTGTAGAAAGCTTTCTAGGGCGTTTAAGTGATGAGCAAATAAAGCGGCTAGAAATGAGCTTCAGATTTCAATCAAAAACTTATCAAATCAGCGACATTTTCAAAGAGGATTTTCAGCTTGTCGATGATTATAACGCCCTGATAAATGCTTTAAATATCAGTGACTTAAAAGACTATTACACTGTAATTGTTCAAGAAATGAGCAAACGAAAAAATTCCTCTTGATTTTGGTTTTAAAAGCAAGTAAATTACTAATCAACGGGGAGGGAATGACCTTCCCCACTAAACAAAGTCCTAAACTGGAGATTCTAAAATGTATACTACTAACAACGGTCGCACCTTAAACGTAACACTGCGCCACTATGTGAACGGTGTAATGCACTTCGAGGATTTACAAGCTGAACAACATATCTTGGATTGGCAACTTGCAGGATTCCAAAAAACTGCTACCGGATACGGGAAAAAGATTCCAACTAGTTGGAAAGTATACTACAAAGGACGTTTGCGCAGAATTTATCAGGATGTTTACAGCAATAGCGCAACAAGTTACATCATGGTAAAAGGTAAAAAGCTGCATTTAGTGTAAAGTACTTTACAAGGGGCTTAAAAGCTGATATCTTAAGCCCCAGATAAAGAGTTTTACCGCTAAATCCTAGACTGGAGATTCAAAAATGGCTATCAATAAACGCGAATTATCAATTTTAAAAGCACGTTTGACCGTCAACCGGATTAATGTTATTACATCATCTGCACCAGATGAAACATTGCACAACATTATTGGGAAGATTCAAAGTGTTATCTTGGACGTTGAAAACGTGAAAAACTCATTAACTGACGTTGCAGCAGGTATCACGCTAGACGGTGCACAATATGAAATGGCTGACATGTTAGGCAAATCTAAGGTAATGAATAAAGAGTTAGACTTGAAAATGTTTAGATTTGCTGTTAAAGTATGGTTATCCGTCGAATATGACGCAAATTTTGCAATCGCTGACTTTTTCGCCACCTGGTTACAACGTAATTTAACAAATCACGATTTTCGTGATATCTGCGATGCAATTTATGCAGAACTATAAAAATTTCTCTTGATTTTGGTTTTAAAAGCAAGTAAATTACTAATCAACGGGGAGGGAATGACCTTCCCCACTAAACAAAGTCCTAAACTGGAGATTCTAAAATGTTTGGTTTTAAAAGCAAGTAAATTACTAATCAACGGGGAGGGAATGACCTTCCCCACTAAACAAAGTCCTAAACTGGAGATTCTAAAATGGCTATTATTAACGGTTTAAACATTGAAACTACTCACATCAAAGATATCAAAGTAGGGGATATAGTCCTTTTTCACGGCGTAGAAAAAACCGTCACGGCGAAAGACATCAAAGAGGATTCTTTCATGGGTCGGTCTCTCTTCGGTGATTCGTATTGCTTAGGTTACCGTGCAGTTTTAAAAGTTGTAAAAAATAATAAATAAAGTACTTTACAAGGGGCTTATAGTTCGATAAAGTAAGCCCCAGATAAAGAGCTTTACCACTAAATCCTAAACTGGAGATTCTAAAATGAAATGCTTTCACGGTACTACTCAAGAAAACTTCACCAACCTGATTAATAACGGTGATAAGCCATCAGGTGCATGGAATTGTTCGGATATGGATGGAAATTTTTACGTTTATCCAGAAAATAAAATCTATGGCGACGATGCGGAAGAGATAATCTCTGAAGGTATCCAACAAGCTCTGGGCAATGCCGCTATTACCGCAGCTTTTCAGATGAAAACCCAAAACATTGTTATCTTGGAACTTGATATTCCAGAAGATGAGTTAAACGATGATTACTCATGTGATAATATGTCTGGCGTGGCAAGTTTTACAGAATATTTTGATATAAGCTGGATTAAAAAAGTTTACACCACTGAATTTAATGCTATGTTTTCACCATTTTGTCTACCTTCACTGGATAACCCGAATTTAAACTATATTGATGAGTCTCTGGAACTCCTCGCTAAAAGCGTTCAACAGTCCGACAGTATTCAGGTTTTTTGTGACATCATGGACACACTGACGGAAAACATCATAGAAAGAGATTTGAAGGGCTTTTTCTGAAAACCTATACAATCACCTTATAAACACTGATTAGCCCCTGCAAGGGGCTTTTAGGAGGCTTTAATCATGCTTACAACCGTTTACCTTATCCTTTCCATCTGTAATGGTCATTCATGTGATTTTAAAGGTCTCGAGGAGTTTACAGGGAGTAAAGAAAATGCTATTCAGGTTTGCCAGATAGCAAGACAAGACTACCCCGCCAGTGATGATATTCAATGTTACTTTAAGACAGAAGACAGCGACGGCGTTTATTTTGACAGCGTTGATGGTCAATATGAAATTATCATTGATAAAGACTAGACAAGCCGGATAAAAGCCTGTAAATTGTCAATCAACGGGGAGGGAATGACCTTCCCCACTAAGTAAAGCCCTAAACTGGAGTTCTCACAATGTCAAATGCAGTTGAAACGGTTTTTAACAATCCGGTATTTTCAGAGATGATTTTCTCGTTTATCATGATGTTACTTGTTAAAACCATGAAAAAGGCCGAAAAATTACACTCAAAGAAAAAAGCTATTGCAAACCGTTTTAAGTAAAGATATAGTATCAATCAAGCCCACTTCCTAAACTGGAGATTCAAAAAAATGGCTTATGTAACCGTAGTAACCGATAAAGCGGATTCATCTTGGTCAACTCAAGTAAGTGATAAGATGACACCTATGCAGTGCCTAAAATACTTTGAGCAATGGAATAAAGGCGAGGATGTAAGCCCCTTCCAAGTAATGCAGATTATCCATACAGACGACGAAGGGATTAAAACGGTTTTAAATAGTGAGTACTATGCAACCAGATTTGAAACGAGATGTAAAACGATGAAACTATTACGCGAATCCGGTTATTCTCATATTGCCGCGCTAATCTGGGATGACTTGCTAAAAAATCAGCGTATCAGCTACGTAAAACCTGAAAAAATATTCATCAGTTAATCAATAACTTACAAAAAACTTTCAAAAAAGTGTTGACAATGCCCCTTGACATTGGTAATGTTGTTCGAGGGGGTTTATCTTAAAGGGATTCACTTAAAAGATTTCTTTAAAGATAAGTTTAAAAAATTGCTTGCAATCAGATATCAAAGCAAGTAAATTACTAATCAACGGGAAGGAAATGACCTTCCCCACTAAACAAAGTCCTAAACTGGAGATTCTAAAATGAACAAATTTCAAGCTATCAACTATATTCGTTCCGTCAATGTCATGTCAAAGCCTGTAAAAGATACGTATGAATTTCGTTGTAATGGTGTACACTTCGCAACAATCACCAAATCAGAAAACGGGGCTTATTACGTTCATCGCCGTAATGTTGCAACCGTTGTAGTCTCTCATTTTATGCAAGCTGTCGCGGAACTTCTCCCGATGTTTTTGGGTCTTTACTTGGATGAGTGTAAAAACGTTCATAATCACGTTAAAAACCTTTTAAACAGTTATAAAATGGCTTATGAGCGTTCAATCAAGTCCTTGAACAAGTTTTATAAAGCCCCTGAAAACACCATATCAATGGCCTACGCTGAAAATGGTGAGGTCGTGAGTATCTTCGAAGTGGAAGAAATCGAACTGCATGACTTACGCCCTGAAGGTTATTCTAAAACCATCGGCGAAGGTTTAACGTTCAATATCAAGAATTTAGAAAAAACTTTAAAAGATATCGAAAAAGATATTGACGAGACAATCAAAAGTCTGTAAGTTACTAATCAACGGGGAGGGAATGACCTTCCCCACTAAACAAAGTCCTAAACTGGAGATTCTAAAATGGCAACTATCCGCGCAATTGTAAATTCTTATGGCTGCTACACTCTGGATGTTAAATTTGATATTGGTGGAACTGATGAATGCTTTTCATTAGTGAAGACGGTTATCAAGCAAGTTATCCCAGATTATAACCCTACTGATGACTTCTGGAAAGATGCCGTGAAAGAGGCGTTAAACGATGAATACCATTACCATTACTGGGGTGATTTGATTGTATCCCTGTACTACGATAAAAAAGGTACTAACTAATCAACGCAGCGGGGCTAAATAGCCCCAGATACCTTTAAAGCCCCTTTATATGGGGCTTTTTTACGTCCTATCAAATCCCTTTCCTTTCCCTTTCCAGAATCTATCCCATACCTTAAAAGGCAATAACTCTATAGCTTACTCTATAGCCCCTTATCAAATTAACTTAAATATAAGCCCATAACCCGAAAGGGAAGGGCAACCATTTAAACGCTCTATAAAGCCCTATAACAGCCTTATCAACCCAACTTAAGGGATTGCATTACCTCACCCTTAAAAACCCTTTATAAAGCTTCTTAGAGCCTTAAAAGAGCCTTAAAAGAATCTTATAAGGGTGTAAGCTTTATCATCTCGTTAGTATCTAGTGAACTACTAGAAAGGGCTTGATAATACTTAAAAGGTATGCTATGGAAAGCTTAAAAGAGGCTATAAAGTTACGTAAATGCTAGCCCCCTTAACATTTTCTTAACAATTTCTTAACAATCCCTACATAGTTATGCTTGTTAGTAACTTGTTAGCCCCTTGTTAAATCTCTGTTAAAACCACGTAAAAGCCTTGTAAGAGCCTTTGGCATAGCCTTTAAAGCCCCTGAAAAGCCCTATAAAGAGCCTTCTATACAGTTGGGGTGCAATTACTAGGGAGAGACTAAAAGGAGCTTATAAGGGGCTATAAAGGGCTTTTAAAAGGGCTGTTTAAAAGGTCACTAAGAGAGAAAGGGAACGATAAGAAAAGAGAAGTTGTGTTTGTTAACAACCACTGTGCCCATGTTAACAGCTTGTTAAAAAGATTAAACACTTGTTAGGAACTTGTTAATTATCTTAACAAAATAACCCTTTAAAATTAACTTGTTAGCTCCTGTTAGTCATCTGTTAAGCATCCGTAAAGACTATTAAGCACTTGTTAGAAAACTGTTACCCTCTTGTTAAAACTGTTAAGAATCTGTTAATACCTCTGAAGAGATGTTAAAAGGTTGTAAGAACTGTTAAGAGATTGTTAATGATATTTTAAAATTCTGCAAAGGGGATGTTAAGGGGATGTTAAGGGCTACCAAGCAGATATACATCATGAGGTAGATTCTACCGAATCAACTCTACAGATATTTTTGAGTTCCTTCAAAGACCCTAAAAAATGACTTGATAGTCCTATTTTATAAAAATTTTAAAATTCTGAATAATTACCTATACAGTCTTTTAAAAATACAGGCATAAACAGGCTTATAAGATACCTTGTTAATACCGTGTTAGACCTTGTGAGATAAGGTCTGTAAAGATATTCCTGTTAAGTTTGTTAAAACAGTCTATATAGAGGCTTAGTAATACCCAGTGAACACCTATAGAGGGTAACATAGCTAACCTAGAGATTAAGAGGTGTATAGGGGCTTCTAAGAGGCTATAGAGGGATGGTTAAGGTGATTGTATAGGTTGTTAAGAAGACTTGTTAGAAGAGTGTTTAGAAGGGCTATACAGAGGTGCTATTAAGACCACTAGATAGATACTAAGATACTATATAGTACTATATAACTATATATAGAGAGTAAGCTTAAGAAGGATGTTAAGAAGGTTAGATATTTTTATTCACATATGATGGTGACCCAGAGGTTGGGACAACCGATAAAATTTTATAAAAATTATAAATTTCGTAAAATTTACTCAATAAAAAGCCCCCAAATAAGGAGGCTCTTAAGATATTTTAAATCAGTGTTTCCAGAACTGTCTTCAGTGATGACTTGGTTGTCTGATAAAAATGAGTAAATCCATTGTTGTTATCAAATATCTGCATCATGATATCATCTCCCTTGATTGGGTACACTCGGATATCATAGTGGAACCCATTAAAGACAGCAGAACCATTACAGAATGCACTAAAGTCATCCACTGAGATATACTCTTCATGACCTGTGATTTTTATACAAACACCTTTACTCGGTCTCTTAGGGTTGATATCTTCCATCACAGACATACTCTGTCCACCAAGAGATACCATAGTGACCACTTTACGGTTCTTCTGTCTAAAGTACATTTTAACTTTCTGCAAAGTGTCTTCATAGAACGGATAAGACTTCTCTACAAAGATTCCTTCAAGTGGCTCTTTACCGTTTACAATACCTCTGGTATGACGTACTGCAAAGATAATTTGTTGGAGCCAGTCAAGATTTTCTTCGGAGAGTGCTTCCCGAATATCATTCCAGTCAAGGACTAGGTAGTTGCCTTCAACTTCTTTTAAGTTATCTTTTTCCATAGCTATCATACCATTATCGTAAAACTTGGTAATCTGGTACTGCAAACTTGTTGTTGTTGTTCTTAATGAGGTCTTCTTCTGTTACTAAGAATGTAAGACCACACAAGTGTGTATATCTGCTATCATACTCAAATATTTTAAGTAAGTATTTACCATCATGGTAGACAGATTCTACTACACCTTTTGCAACAATCTTTCCAGTCTTGAAGTCTTTAAGAGGGTATACGTTACCAACTTTAGGAACTGTTTTCATCTCAGGTTCTTTTAGTTTCTCACCAGCTTCTACATCACCTAGTAAGTTAGAACTTTCAAAAGCTACATGTTGCATATAAGCTTCTGAGCATTCCCAGATAAAGCAATGTACAAGAGCCTTAGCAGCATGTCTTGAACAATTCAACTTATCACAAAGCTCTTTGTACATTTCATCTTTAGTTGAGTTATCAAGCATTGCTTTTTGAACGACTTCTTTAATTTTCATAAGCTCTCCGAATAACCCTATTAAGCATCTCTAAAGTCAGCTTTCCAGATTCTAAATGTGGCATAACAAGCTTTAAAGCTTTTTCAACATCATGCACAACATCTATTATACCTTCTGCATAGGCTTCTACAAGAATATCTTTTACGCTTTGTGGTTTACCTTTTTGTGGTATCACTAGACGCATATCAAACTCATTTGCTTGAGGATGGTTCTTACCACGCCAGAAACCGTCCTTATCAAAGGTTATAAAGTTATCCTCATTAAAATTAATACCACAGACCTCAAATTTGTCTAGCACTATGCAGTAGAGAGGATAAAAATCACTCATATCACTAATTCCAAGAAACTTAACAGTGGTTATATACCTCTGTGTCTTTACATCTACAATGTCAAGCTCTTTACCTACATACTCTTTCATTTCTTAAACCCTATCAATTTGAAATTCTTCAGGTAACTCAGCAACCACTTTTAAATAGTAAGCATCAGAGATTGTATGCTCTGTCTCATAGCTACCATTCTTAATCCAGTTATAATTTTCTGGTACTCCATCATCATTACAGAAACCTGAGTACATAATTGCTCTGTGGATTATATTTTTATTAGAATATGCCACATCTACAATATAGTATGTTTTTTCTTTCCAACCACCTTCGGGTTTACAAATACCTGAGATACCTTCTAATTCTGGTGTCATTTCGCTACCTTCTAAGTTTCTACAAAGGGGCTATCAAGTAACCCCTCAAGTTATTACTCAGACTTTTCAGTCTTCTTGTCGGATTTCTTACTAGTCTTCTTCTCAGCTTTCTGCTCAGGTTCCTTCTCAGAAGTTTCCTTGATAATCATATCAAGAAGCTCTGATAAGTCACTCTTCAGTAGAGTAACAGGTTGCTCATTGTAGAAGTTTTTGTCAAGATATTCTTTGAACTCTTCAATAGAAGGAAATCCAAAAATCGGTACAGGTGTCTTAATCATTACTTAGTTTCTCCATAAGCATCTTTCAAAATTGCCTTGTTAATCATTTCAGCGATTGCAAAACGAACACATACAGCTATAATTGTAGGTTGCATTCTTTACTTACCTCTTCAAGTTTAACCTCAGAGTCCTTAAGTCGTTTCTTATGAACTCTGAATCTCATTAGTGAGATGATGATACCAACTAAAGGAACAGCATACAAGTACCAAACATCATATACCTTTGCAGTAATCTGTGTAATGGTCAAATCTTGAGCTATGGAACTGATTGCTGATACTGCTAGTAATGTTGCTAAGAAAAATGCCAGTACCATTACCGTACTTAAACAACCTCTGGCATGGTGTTCATGCTTAATACACTTGTTCTTTTCGTCAACAACCCTGTTGTAGTCATTTGTAAAGTCTCTGTAGAAGGCTTTCAAGTATTCTTGACTGTAGCCTTCAAAGCAACCTGTACCATACCAATAATCACCACCAAAATGTGCTATGATGCCAGTATCACCATTTGGTTTGGTTACTCTCAAAGAAGTATGATGACGAGTATCCTGATAATCTATCTTATATCTTTCTTCGTAAATCATTTTCCAACCCCTCTCAATCGTTTGTCCCACTCAAGGTCAACAAGTCTTTGCAGGACTTTCCCTCTAGGTGTTACACCTTTTAAATCTGCATCGTAGCAACGGTAAAAGTCACCTTCAGCGTGTTTACCATAGCATTTTCTGATATTCTGACTTCTACGGTATTGTTCTAATAGGGACAGCCTGTAGTAATCTTCAACTGTAGTTAGTTTTTTCATTCTTTCACCACGCATCTTCTTAAGAAACTAAAAAGGGAACTACCTCTCGATAGCTCCCATCATAGTTAACATTGTATATTTGGTCAAGAGTATTTTTTAGGCAGTAATGCGCTTCTTTTGTTGCTCTCTTCACTCAACAGTGTGATGAAGTCATCACCTTTGCCTTTCCACGGGCTGAATGAAGGGATATGCTCACGAATAGCTTCAATCACTGTCTTCAGTGCTGTATTTTTCATCCACCAGTCAGAATCTGCTGATGCTACAACATAGTACCCGCCATCATCAGTAAGGATTGGCTCTGAGATACACGGTGAAATTAGGGTGGTGATAATTGAACCATTGTTCATGTAGTATGTACGCTTCATAACCTTTTCAAGAAGCTTGTGAAGGTCACCAAACAGTGTTACAAGTTCTTTATGGTCAATATCTTTTTCGAGACTAGCTCGATACTTCAAAAGTGCAGCATCAACTTCTCTGTCATTAAACTTGAAGTACTGGACTTCATCAACAAGGCAGACACTAATGTTATTAACATTCATAGTCAACTTGCAAACTTTTGCAGGGGAATTGATACTTGGTTGAAAAAGTGCAACACACCCTTCAATGTTTCCAAAATGTTGGACTAATGTTACTTGTGGGATGATATCCTGTTGCTCTTCGGACATTACAGTTTCCTCATTAAATACTTTTTAAGTTGTGTGTTAGGTTTCTCAAAAACTTCTATAGAAGATATCTTGACAGATTCGCCACGCATACCTGTATGTTTGAATATATAGTACTCTAGCATCCCTATATACTTTGCTGGTAAGTCGTGTTTGACATACACCGTTACAGAATCTTCAAATTCAACAACCTTTGTACCATCTTTGTAGTTAAACTCTTTAGGATGGTCGTAGTTGTCGATATCGTACATTAAAAAGAGTCTTTTCCGTTGCATGTCAAGCTTATTGGTTAAAGACTCTTTGATATCTGAGAAGTTTTTATAGACCGTTACGTGGAGCTTACTCATCGTTAAACTCTCTGACGAAGAAATAGTTGACTTTATTATTACCTACCATAAGGTCAAAGCAGGTGTTCTCAAAAGGTTTGTTGTAGGCATCATATGAAGTGTACGTATCAGATACTTGTTTAGTGTTGAGCTTTTTACTTGATGGATTTAAGAGGCCACCATACAGTTTCTTGATAGCCTCTTCTACAACAGACCAGATGATTTCGTCAGTAATTTCTTCGTACAGGTCAAGTTCACGCTCTAGTGAGAAGTCACAAATAGGGAAAATAACCTGTACTTTACTCATTAACGGATAACCTGTGTGACTTGAATTGCTTCAGTTACGGACAATTCACCTACTTTCTCTTCTTTGATAAAAGTGAAGGTGAGTTCAACAGGTTCTTCCTCTTCTTCTTCTTCTTCTTGCTCAACTGGAACACCATTAAGCTCATCAAAGATTGATTGGGTTGTCCAGTCTTCACCACCATCTGGGTAGTGGATTGCGTAGAGAGGGAACTCCCTGTCAAACCAACCAAATACAGGGCAGCCATCTTCATCATCTCGCACTCTATGAAGGGTTCTTCCAGACCCTGTAAAACGAAGGAATAAATCTCCGTTGCACTTGAATATTACTGCGTCGGCAAAACCAATGTCTTCTCGACCATCATGACCAAATGTGTCCACCTTTACTTGGATATCTCTAACATCTTTATTCATAAAAACCTCTCTCTGCTTGTTCGATTTTCGCTTTTAGAACTTCACACCGTTCAATGTGATATCTGGCTTCATGTTCATGTGTCGCCAAAGTTCTTTCAAGAATGGTTTTATAGTAACCTGCAAGTTGCTCTCTTGTCAATGGGTTCTCTGAAATAATATCAAGACCACTTTCACCCAGAGTATTAAACTGTCCATGTTCATTTACATGATAAGTCTCAAACTTGAATAAACCGTTATTAGCAGCCTCAATAGGTGAGAGTTCAACCAACTCAACGGTGAACATTGTATGCACCCTATCACCAACTGTAACAATGTTACTTCCAATGATGCGTACAAGCGAACCATTACGAGTGTACTTAAAAGTCCCAAAGTCACTAGCCCAAAGCTTCATAGTTTTCTCCTTAGAAAATAAAAAAGGCTCCCGAAGGAGCCTATGAAGATATTACTTTGGATATACACTGTCAAGATAAATGTCAGCTTCCATTCTACGTCTGTTTTTCAGGCCGTTTGAAGTGACCTTCTTACCCTTGACTGTGACCTTGTTCCACCACTGCATAGCTTCTGCACAACCTACCTTATTACCAGCATTGTGGCGCTTGATAAATGTAGAATCCTGCATAGCTGTGATACCGATGTTGTATGTTTCACTTACAAGTGCATCGAATTCATTCTGAGAAGTTGGAACCTTGATAGCTTTATTCACTACTGCAACAAACTTCTCAACATCTGCAAGAAGATACTGTTCAGCTTGCTCGGCAGTGATTTTCATACCCATCTTAACAGGTTTTCCGTCAATACGGATTGTACCATACCCAATTGTTGGGATTCCGGCAGAGTCTTCGTAAGCCTCTAACTTCAGACCTTCGAAGAACTTAATAGCCTCTAAACCTTTTCTTGAGAGTTGCATTATGCCTCCCCTGCTGGGTTAACTGTAACTGTTGCCGCATTAGATGTTACAGAGCCACCTGCACCAGTAACTACACAGGTGTAGCTTCCTGCATCAGCAGCAGTTGCACCTTCTTTGGTGTAAGTTGCAGAAGTGGCACTAGGGATGTCCTCACCATCTTTCTTCCACTGATAACCAGTGGCATTAGACGCAACAACACTTAGAGTAAGCGTTCCACCTTCATTGACTGTTTGGTTTGTTGGTTGCTGAGTGATTGATGGTGGTGTGATGGCATCTTTCAACTTAGCATTCAGCATTGAGAACGGTTTAACTCTTGCCAGCCATTCACAGTAAATTGTGTCAACATCTTTACCGTTGATGATTGCATACTGTAAATCCATGAAGAAATCAGAAGTCCTCATTTGAGCACCAATGCTGTAAAGAAGTTCATCACTGAAAGGAACTTTGTAGTCTGGTTTGTAGTCAAACTTCTCAACCTCTGCAATATCAGCTTCAGGCCAATACGAACTATAGGTAAGTGGTAAAATAGCCTCTTGATATGTTCTAAAATCATATCTCTTACCAGCCTTTACGTTTGCAACAAAACCTTTTACAAACTCTTTGAAGTCTGGGTAAGTCTTTGCTTTAATCATTTCTTTTTATCCTCTAAATGTGCGTTTAATCTCAAATAAACTTTATGTAGTGGGACACATCACCAACAATGACGCACTTCACTATTTTCACGGAATTGATGTGTAGTTGTGGGAGCAATAAAAGTCTTTTACACTTTTACCTTATGGGGTGTACTTATAAACAATTAAAGGGGCATTAGCCCCTGTTTATACTTAAGCTTTGGTCTTAAGTAGGTTCTTAAGTTTTTTGAGATTCATGCTCTCGTCAAACTTAAAACCAAATCCATTGACATAATCAATGAACTCGGATTTCTTACTAAGTGATAGCGCGTAACTCATATCGAAGTTATTACTTGTTTCTGCGTCTGGACTAGAGTTCACATCAAATGAAATCTCTGTAGGCTCTTGCTTGCTACTTCTCATATTATCAATCAATAGACAGGTATAGTTAGCTGGATAGAAGTTAACACTCCCGTCAACATACCCATACTTATTATTATGAATAAGGTTTGAAAATACCTTCAGAAATGTTTCTGAGTCGTGGCAGACAAGTTTGAATTGACTGCTTTCACCAAGAGCTACTAAAGAGTAAGGACTTTCACTATCAATGTCATAGTTTGGATTTGATGTTGTAACCGTTACACGCATCAGGTTATTGGCAATAGTCTTCTGCTTGAAAGAATTTGGAACATAGTGAAGACCTCTATCACACTGATTAACTAGCTCTTTCAATAGGTCATTTGCATATGGTGAATTAATTGATACAGAGCCATCACTATTATAATTAAAACTTACTGTTAACATTTTTCAGTTCTCCTGCGATTTATGATTTTGCTGCAATAGAGAAACGAAGTAAACTCACTGGAAGAAACCATTAAGTGTTGTTCACTAGATTGAGCCATTGCCCTGAAATACATTCCAGTCAAAGCATCGTAGTGACTATTCTTTCCAATTGAGGTTATATAGCCATGACTCTTTGCAGTTTTATATAAATCTATAATATCTGCGATTTCTAATTGGGAACTACACATAGATAATCCTCTTGTCTTCTGTAATTTTGAAAGAACAGGTACAGACCAATTTCAGAGGATGAATAGTAGAGTAACTCTACCCTTTTTGATTCCTTACAGTGATTGGTATTTTTACCTTTCTTCGGGTTGTTTGATTTTCTCATTAAGTCTCCTTTGTAGAACAAGGCAGACCTACAGCTTTAAGTAAGATGGTACAGTAATCCATACAACAAGTCAAGAACTATTGCAAGTTAAAAAAGTTGTTGACAAAGGACTTGACAAGGTGTAGGCTTATAAATACTTAGAAGATAACTTAAAAGGTTCCTCTAAAAAGGCTATTTAAACAGATATCTTTCTGGATATCTATCTTTTATCTTAAAAGCCTTTTAAGAGGTCTTATAAGAGGCATACCAATGAAAAACAGAACAAACAAAGGCCAGTTTAAAAAAGGCCAGTCTGGAAACCCATCTGGAAGACCAAAAGGCTCTCGTAACAAAAGCTCACTCGTAAAAGCTCAACTGACCATTGATAATTCTGCTGAGTTTGCTGCAAAGTTGTTTGAGGCGATTGTTACAAGGGACGCTGCTAAGCTTGCAGAGTTCGGTTTGACGACTGACGATGTAAACCTGAAGTCAATGATGGAAGCTGGTAAAACTATCATGACCCACTCAGCAGGTGAGATGAAAGCAATTGCAGCAGACACTAAGAAGACTCCTGATAACGGTGGTCAGTCTCAGACAGATAACAAACCAACGTTCTCTGCTGTTGCAACCCTCAAAAAATAATTTTAAAAGGTGTTGACAGGCTCTACAAAGTTGCTCTAAAGTCTGTCACATCAAACAACAAATGAGAGAAGAGAGTAAAATATGAGCGAATTATTTAAACATGCGCACCTTCATGCAGGTCGAACTGAAAATGGTGCTATAAACCATACTTCACCAATGTCTGCTCTGGTAGACTTCTACAAAGCCGCTGGCTCAAGCCGTAGCAATGTAGAAATCTTACCAGACCTGTTCTACAAAGCTTTGCGTGAGGATGTTGATGTTGCAGTTCGTATTTTACTGCATATGCGAGATGTACGAGAAGGTATGGGTGAGCGTAAAGCTTTCCGAACTGTTTTACTTCAAGCAATTGAAGATAAAGTTTTAGAGCCTACACAGGTTCTTCGTATTATGGATAAGATTGCAGAACTTGGTCGTTTTGATGACTTCAAAATCTTCGTAGGTACTCGTTTTGAGACAGATGCCTTCAAACATTTAGAAACAGCATTACTAGACCCTGCAACAGCAGGTTTAGCAGCTAAGTGGTTACCACGAGTAAAACCACGCCACAAACAGTTTGTAAAACGTTTCTGTAAGTTTGCAAACTTAAGTGAGAAGGAGTATCGCACACTGTTATCTGCACTGTCTGATACGGTTGAGCAAAAAATCTCTGCTAATGAGTTTGGTAAGATTGACTACAGCAAGATTCCTTCACTCGCTGCTGCACGTTACCAAAAACTCTTTAACCGTAAAGATGGGGAACGTTACAAAGCTTACATCGAGTCACTCTCAAAAGGTGAGGCTAAGATTAATGCTGGTGCTGTTTACCCATACGATGTGATTAAATCTATTAAATATGGTAATGCAGATGTTGCTAATGAGCAGTGGAAAGCACTACCAAACTGGATGGCAGAAGGTGAAAACATCCTGTGTATGACTGATGTTTCAAGCTCAATGTCTTGGGTGAATCTTGGCTCAATCACTGCCCTTGATATTGGTGTATCACTTGCCTTGTATGTAGCAGAACGCAATACAGGTTGCTTTAAAGATGAGTTAATGGTTTATTCAACAAACCCTCACTTCATCGAACTGAGTGGTGATTTACGAAACCGTCATCGTCAGGTAATGCGTCATGTTGAATATGGCTCAACTAACTTACAAGCAGCTTTTGACCGCATTCTTGAGACAGGTAAGAGAAACAACTTGACTCAGAAAGATATGCCAAGTAAGCTTATCATCTTCTCTGATATGGAGTTTAATCAGGTTGATGGTGCAAATGGTCGTACAAACTTTGAAGCAATTCGTAGTAAGTACAAAAAAGCTGGATACGAAATGCCACAACTAGTATTCTGGTACTTAGCAAACCGTAATGGTACTTGCGAAGTATCTGTTAAGGATAATGGTGTAGCAATGGTATCAGGGTTCTCTCCAGCTACTTTAAAAGCTCTGCTTGGTGGTGAGAAGTTTGACCCAATCAGTGTAATGCTCAAAGCAGTAATGATTGACCGTTACATCTGGTAAAAAGTTTTAAAAAGGGTATTGACAATGTGTTTGATACCCTTTAATATGTTCTACATAGAAACGAAATGAGAGCTTTTCTAAGATACTGAAAAATATTTTAAAAAAGTTCTTGACAACCACTAAAAAATAATGTTAAAGTGGTTACATAGAGTTTGAAAAGTTTATCTCTGTTTAGCTCAGCTTGGTAGAGCGTTCCGTTTGGGGCGGTAAGGCCGGAGGTTCAAGTCCTCCAACAGAGACCAAATTAATGTTCCAGTAGACAAAATGGTATAGTCACCACTCTTTCAAAGTGGATATTTGAGGGTTCAAATCCCTTCTGGAACGCCAGTTTTGACAGAAGACCAATTACAGCAAACTTAATCTTATACATCTGAAGGTAAATCGGACAAAGAAGAGATTTGGTCTGGTCATTAAGAATTGCGGGTATAGAGAAAGGGCGTCTCACATGTCTCATTAGCATGGTATCGGCAGGTTCGACTCCTGCACCCGCCTCCAATTTTGCAGAAGACCGTATGCAGCAATAAACTACTTTTTGCGGATAAAAGAAAAAAACACGGTCTGGCAATGTATTAAGGTTAGGAAGCACATAAGGTATGTGCGGTCGCCTGTTAAGCGAATGGCACAGGGTTCGAATCCCTGACTAACCGCCAAATTTAGGAGAGAAGCGATTGCTCACCGATTTGTAAGGTGCAAGTCCTTAGCCTGAATAGAAATTAAATGTGTCGTTATCCCGTAGATGGTAGCGGTGGGGACTGTAAATCCCTTGTCATTGAGACTCGGTAGGTTCGACTCCTACACGGCACACCAATAAAGGCTATGTAGTTTAATAGGGTTAAAATACTCCCCTGTCACGGGAGATGATGTGAGTTCAAGTCTCATCGTAGCCGCCAATTTTGAGAGGGCTATTTAGCCCCTCCCTTAAAGGGTTCTTACGAGTATCCTTTAAAGGGGCAGAAGACCAAATTCAGCAAGTTACTTAAAATTTCAAGCCAATTCAATTTTGAAAAAATTTAAAACTTGGTCTGGCTCAACAAATTTACAGAAGACCGTTTACAGCAAAACTTAAACAATCTATTTCTCGGTAAAGAAAAGGCGAAGGTTCGATTCCCTCCACTTCTACCAATATGGTTCAGTCGCAGATAAGGTAATGCAAGGGTTTCATAAGCCCTATGAATGTGGGTTCGAATCCCATCTGAACCTCCAATTGTGGGTTAGCATAAATGGTAATGCAAACGGCTGATAACCGTTAGAAGAGGGTTCGATACCCTCACCTACAACCAATTTTAATAAAGTTGTTGACATTGAGATGTGACCACTTTATAGTAACTAAAATACTTCATAATATGTATAATTCAAACACCAATACATGAGCATTAGACGTAATGCAATGTGGGGAAATTTGTTGTACATATTCTGAATAGTTTTCGTTGCGTAGCGTCTATTTTGCAAATTTAAAATAAATGCAAACGACAATGTTTTTCTGGCAGTAGCTTGATAGGCTAAACACCAGTGAGGTCTTCCAATCCCTCATCAAAGAATTTGGCGTACTAGCCCACGGTATGATTAATAAGGTGGGCATCTTTAAGGGCTTTCTAAGAGAGTCTTTAAAGATTAATGCACCCTTAGTTCAACTGGACAGAACAAATGACTTCTAATCATTAGGTTACAGGTTCGAATCCTGTAGGGTGTGCCAAATAGTTAGCAGATTGCTTAGACGACCTTATCGGGTCTCCGTGTAGGGAGGTGGTCTGTATCTCATGTTTTCCAGAACATGTAAATAATCTGAGAAGGGGCTTTACAGTGTTGTGAAAATACGGTAAGCTTCGAATTATAGTGTGGGACGATGTTAAGACTCTAAGGCATGAGCAACGGCCTCCAAAACCGTTTCAAAGTGGTTCAACTCCTCCGTCCCATGCCAAAGTCTTATTAGGGGTAGGTAGCGGCTAATGGTAGCCAAACAGTCTTGAAAACTGTTGCCACTGTAGAGATACGGTGAGGGTTCGACTCCTTTACTTACCGCCTAATAAGATTTAGACCGTCATGCTCGCTCGCATTTTCGGTTTATCCCTCGTGTGTTGTCGTACACAAGTAAAGCACCTAGTAGGTGTCACGGAGAAGAGATAATATCAAGCTCTCCAAAGGTTCTAGTCACCGGATTAAACAAGACTATGCAAAGACCTATTTAGGTCTTTTTAGAGAACTTCTAAGGTTATTACAGCTTGTTGTGGAACCTTGTTGCTTAGGTTCTTAGAAGTTCTCTAAAAAGATTTAATGCACCTATAGCCCAACTGGTAGAGGCAGCAGACTTAGAATCTGCTCAGTGTGAGTTCGAATCTCTCTAGGTGTACCAAATTAATGCAGGTGTAGCAAAATGGTTATGCGGCTGACTCTTAATCAGTAAGACGATGGGTTCAATTCCCTCCACCTGTACCAGACATTGGGGATGTAGTTTACATGGTTAAAACATAAGTTTTGCAAACTTAAGTACAGGGTTCAATTCCCTGCTTCTCCACCAATTAGTGCATCCATAGTTTAAACGGGAAAATTACAGTCTTCCAAACTGAGGTTGAGGGTTCGATTCCCTCTGGATGCTCCAAATTAATGCTGCTTTCGTATAATTGGCTATTACACATCCATTGTAAGGATGGAAATGCAGGTTCGAGTCCTGTGAGCAGCACCAATTCAGAGGTCAAGTGAAAGACCGCTGGTGTCAACTGAAGACCGTAACAAATTCCACGGAGTTGAGTTAGCGGCACAACTTCAGACCTCTTTCACACTCGCTTAGTTTATATGGTAAAACATCACCCTTACAAGATGAAGAAAAAGGTTCAAGTCCTTTAGTGAGTACCATGTTCCAGTATCCCAATTGGCAGAGGATGCAAGCTCAAACCTTGTATTAGTGACGGTTCGAATCCGTCTTGGAACACCAATTTTAGGAGAACACTATGAGTGATAAATCAATTGCAAAAAAGTTTATAGCGTCATTCAAAAATAGGCGTAAAAACAAAGATTGTGAAAATCTGTATGGTGTTCTTGTAGGTAAGCAGGATTAGTTCAAATGGATAGAGCAGCAGTCTACGAAGCTGTTAATAGGGGTTCGAATCCCTTATCCTGCGCCAATTTAAAGAGGCTATTTAGATGAGATATTTGAAGTATGCTTCATGGATTTTCCTAGCTTTGCTAGAACCATTTGCAGCAATCCTAGCAGTCATCTTAGCACCTTTTGTAGTTCCATTCTACAGTGAGAAGAAAGGGCACTTACCTTTCGGCTTCAGATGGATGGAGACATATGACAACCCAATTGATGGTGATAAAGGTCATGTTGAACGATGGGCTAAGATTAGAAAGGTTGGTAAGCTTGGTGTCTATATGCAGAGAGTCGGTTGGCTCTGGAGAAACAAAGCTTATAACTTCTCTTACCATGTGTTAGGAAGAGATGTAAAAGATGTTACTAAGTGGAAAGGTAATATCAATGTAAGTTCTGACCCTGAAGATAATCAGACAGGTTATCTCCTAATGTGGAACAGCAATGCTTGGGGATTATTTGCTTTTGTACCATCAATTAAAGTCTTTGGTAAACAGTTTTACTGGAGAATTTATATTGGATGGAAACTTAAAAGTGTTGTCCCAGAAGAAAGAGCATTCTCAAGGGAAAGAGTTATGTTGGCATTCTTTATTCATCCACTAAGAAAATAAAGATTTAAAGGGGATTAGTTTACAAGGTTAAAACCTCGGTCTTTGAAATCGAAGAAGTTGGTTCAATTCCAACATCCCCCGCCAATGCTCCATTACTCCAATTGGCAGAGAGGCCAGACTTAAAATCTGTGTTATGTATCGGTTCGAATCCGATATGGAGTACCAAATTTAGCGGTATAGCATAACTGGCAATGCAGCAGTCTCTGAAGCTGTCTTATTAAGGTTCAAATCCTTATGCCGCTGCCACTTCTAAGGGTTCTTACGAGAGTCCTTAAATGTGGCCTTATCATAAATGGTAATGACCCATGCTGTGAACATGGTCTATACGGGTTCAAATCCCGTAGGTCACCCCAATTTATAGTCCAAGTAGCTTATATGGTTAAAGCGCGTGTCTGAAAAACATGAGAAGAGGGTTCAAATCCCACTGGACTACCAATTTCAAAGGTGCTTAATGAAAGAGATGACAGAACAAGGTAAGGAGATTTTTAATCTCTTAAAAACCGGTAGAGGGTTTTCTAATCCCCTTATTACTGGTGCAGCAGTTCTCGGTGGAACCGTAGCTGCCTCTACATCACTTGTAAGCTCTATTAGCTCTGTAACAGACCCTACAATAAAGGATAAGCTTATTGCTGCTGGACTTACAACAGTTCTACTTAGCAGCTTTACAACGAGTCTGACAAGCACTACATCAACCACTAAAACACTGACAGATTACGGTCAAAAGTCCATTGATGAGTTTTCATCACGTATGCAGGTAGCAAAAGGATATTCTAATGCTATGGGTGCAGCAGGAGAGCAAGTCGGTTGTACACCTTTTAGTGGTATTATGGGTGTTGCTACAGAATATGGTCAAAAAGCTATTGACACAATTAACAGTGCACTAGATAGTGTTAACGGTGTGTTAAGTGACTTACAGGATGCTATTGACGAAGGTCTTGATACTATTTCTGATTTAGCTAACCAAGCTGTTAGCAAGATTAATGAAGGTATCTCGAAGATTACAGCTTATGCAGACGAAGTTGTGCAGATGATTGAAGAAGAAGCTGCCCTTATTGCAGAGTACCTTAAAACGAATATCAATGGGTTCTTAGCAGGTATCTTACCAGACTGGTTTGATGATGCTTGTAAAACTGGTGTAATTGACACTATTGCAACACCAGAAATGAAGAACGCATTACAGAAATAATGGAAGATTAACCCTAAAAGGTAAGGGAGCAGTTTGCTAAACTGCCAGTAGCTGAGAAATCGGTGTACCAGTTCAAGTCTGGTATCTTCCTCCAATTTGAATCCGTGACAGAAATGGCTATGTGCCTGTCTGCAAAACAGGTTTATAAGGGTTCGAGTCCCTTCGGATTCTCCAAGTTATTTTACTCTCTCTCAATTAAAATAATAATAATGCCCTGCTATAAGTATTCTTCCTTTCGCTACCGAAGAGTATTTTTAGACAGGGCTTTTTTACAGAGTTATACTTTATAAGAAGCCTTATACAGTATGTCTCTGACGTACATTGTGGTTTCTCCTTGACGGTCTCTGTACCGTCTTTTTTAAGGGGGAACATGATTAATTATTTGGAGAAAACATAATGAGCGAAAACATCTATAAAGAACTTTATGAAGCTAATAAGAAGCTAGAATTTATGCAGAACACTATCATGGCAATTGCAGATAGATTGTCTGTAGCAACAGGTATTGATATCAAAGAAGCCTCTATGGATGCACTTCTTGATGCTGTTGATGCAAAGTTCGAAGTTAAGAAAGAAGAGACTGCTACAGACTCTGAATAATTCTATTTGCGGAGGTGCTTAATGGATTTAAATGCTGTTAAGCAGAAGCGAGTGGAAGATGTTAGGAAAGTCCTAGCTGGAGAGTTGGGGCTTTCTGATGAAGTAAAAGAAATTATTAAATCATTCGGTAAAGACCCCTCTAAATTCCTTCCAACTCAAATTCTGACTTTATTAAGATACACACCAGACCAAGTTAGGCTTATCTTCAAATTAATGACTGATAAGAACTATGTAGCACCTCAACCGGGTTCTCAAGAGGTGTTTTTAAATACTAATGCTGACTTGGTTTTATATGGTGGTGCTGCTGGTGCTGGTAAAACTGCTGCATTGTTAATGGACTCCTTAAGGTTTATTGAAGACCCTAACTATAATGCTGTATATTTCCGTCGAAATACAACACAGTTACAAGGTGGTTTATGGCCTGCTGCAAAGAAACTATTTGGTAAGTTTGGCGGGGTTCCTCACGAGCAGAAGATGACTATCACATTCCCTTCTGGGGCAACTATCAAGTTCACCTACCTAGAACTTGAAAAGCACGCTGAAGGTCATCAGGGTATTGAATACTCAGCTATCTACTTTGACGAAGGTACACACTTCTCTGCTTCACAGATTTCATACCTACAGACCCGTCTGCGTTCTGGTGCTGAAGGTGATTCATACATGAAGATTTCTATGAACCCAGATAGAGACCACTTCATTTATGATTGGGTAGAGCCATTCTTAGATGAAGAAGGTTACCCAGACCCTGAGAAATGTGGTCGTATTCGTTGGTATGTTATGAATGATGGTGTGATGGTTTCTGATTGGGAGAGAGACAAGATTCTTGAAATGTTCCCTCTTGAGATTCCTCAGACATACACCTTCATCTCTGGTACGATTGATGATAACCCAATTCTTGACTTCTTAGAGCCTAAATATCGTGGTAAGTTGGAAAACAACACACCTGTAAACGTTGCAAGACTTCGTTTCGGTAACTGGAAGGCTCGTGCAGAAGGTTCAAACTATTGGCAAAGACAATGGTGTGAGATTGTTGATTCACTACCAGAAGATGTGTTTGATGTCAGAGCATGGGACTTAGCAGCAACTTTACCATCTGAAATTAACCCTAACCCAGACTGGACAGCGGGTGTTAAGATGGGTAAATCTAAAAAAGACGGTTGCTATTATATCATTGATGTAGTAAGATTTAGAGATAGACCCTCTGGAGTCGAAACACAAATTAATTTGACTGCTGAAAGTGACGGTAAGCGAACTGGTATTTTTATCCCTCAAGACCCAGGCGCTGCTGGTAAATCCTATGCAACATCCCTCATCAGGAAACTTGCCGAGAAAGGTTATCGCGCAAGAGCTAAACCAACAAATAAAGATAAAGTTACCCGCTTTGCGGGATTTTCTGCTGCTTCTGAAGCTGGACTTGTAAAAGTCTTGAGAGGCAGTTGGAACGAAGCTTACTTTCAAGAACTTGAAGGTTTTTGTGGTGATGGTAAAACTAAAGATGACCAAGTGGATGCTACCAGTGATGCTTTCAACAGTCTTAACGAAGTTAAATTATTCAAGCCACCATCAATGGGTGCTCATACAGACTTAGTGAGAGGAAACCCATATGAGGGGCTTAGACGTTGATAGCTAGGTGAGAAGAATGGCAGAAATTACAGAAACACAAGAAAGCTTACCACCATTTAGAATGGGTGAAGTAGGTTCTTTGGGTCTGAAGGTTAAGAGTGGTAGAATCTATGAAGAACCTCGTCAGGCACTAAGGTTCCCTGAAAGTATTAAAACTTTCCAACTAATGATGCGTGACCCTGCTGTAGCAGCATCTGTAAATATTATTAAGATGTTTGTCAGAAAAGTCAACTGGAGATTCGTACCTCCAAAGGGAAAAGAGCAAGACCCTAAAATGCTTGAAAGAGCAGACTTCTTTAATTCTTTAATGGATGACATGGAGCATGATTGGGCAGATTTTATTAACTCTGTAATGTCATTCTGCACTTATGGATTCTGTGTTAACGAAAAGGTTTATAAGAAACGTCAGGGTAAAAAAGGAAAGTACCAGTCAAAATTTGATGATGGTCTAATTGGGTGGGCTAAATTACCAATCAGAAACCAGTCAACACTTGATAAGTGGTATTTTGACGAAGACTTTAGAAAAGTTACTGGTGTCAGACAAAATCTAAGAAATGTTTCACATATTGCTGGAGCAATTAATCTTGGAGAAAGACCACTAACAAGAAAACTCCCACGAGCTAAATTCATGCTGTTTAAGTATGATGATGAGTATGGTAACCCAGAAGGTCGTTCACCATTACTTAACGCTTATGTACCGTGGAAGTATAAAGTACAGATTGAAGAGTATGAAGCTGTTGGTGTTTCAAGAGACTTAGTAGGTATGCCAAAAATTGGTTTACCACCAGATTATCTGGATGAAAATGCAGAACCTGAAAAGAAAGCTTTCGTACAATACTGCAAAACTGTTGTTAATGATATGATTGCTAATGACAGAGCAGGTTTAATCTGGCCTAGATATATCGACCCAGATACTAAAGAGGATATTTTTGAGTTCTCATTAGTTTCTAGACAGGGTGCTAAAGCATATGACACAGGTTCTATCATTGACAGATATTCCAAGCAAATTATGATGGCATTTATGTCAGATATTCTTGCTATGGGTCAGTCAAAATATGGTTCATTCTCTCTTGCAGATTCTAAGACAAGCCTATTGGCTATGTCAGTAGATATTCTGCTGAAGCAAATTAAGAACGTAATTAACCGTGATTTAGTTGCACAGACTTATGCTCTTAATATGTGGGATGATGAAGAACATGTACAAATCACATATGATGATATCGAAACTCCAGACCTTGAAGCAATTGGTTCTTATATTCAGAAGACTGTTGCAGTAGGTGCTTTGGAAGTTGACAAAGAGCTATCTAACAAACTTAGAGAGCATATTGGTCTTCCTCCTGCTGATGAGTCTCAGCCAGTATCTGAAAAGCTTTCTCCGAATAGCCAAAGCCGTTCAGGAGACGGTTATAAGACCGCTGGAGAAGGTACTGCAAAGACACCTTCAGCGAAAGACCCAAGCACAGCAAATAAGGCAAATAAATAATGGCTGAAGTTATCTCTATTTCAAATGCTACACGAGTGCATTCGTATAGAGGTGTCCTTATCATTACTGATAAGTTATCTGTAGAGGCTGGCTCAAGGGTCAGCCTTTCAGGTTATGTTAGTGATGGTGGAATCTCTGACGTTTTCACTATTTGTAGGTTACTTGATGCACCAATGAGTGGAAAACCGTTTATTTCAGGAAATTGTAGTGAAATTGTTAAAATTCCATTTGACAGTTCATGCCTTTTGGGTGTAAAGTTATATAACTGCGAGAATAAACGTATCAATGTTAATAGCATTGAAGCCGCTTTCATTACCCTCGACACTGCATTTCAATCTCCAATGACAGTTAACAAAGAAACAAACAGACTTGAATACATTTTTTCACAAAATGATTACAAAGTACTTGTCAAAGGTAAAGTATATGATATGATTGTAAATGTGGTAGATGAATCTGGTAACCATTCAACAGTCCTTAAACAAAAAGTAAGGTTTAATTAATGGGAACATTAACTATTGATGGTAAGAATAAAATCCTCGCCACGCTAACCCCAACGACTATTATTTTACACAATGTAGACCCAACGGCAGACCCTACAGCAAATAAGGTTACTCAGCCAGTGGCTATTTATTTTTCTGAACCGGATAATGGCTTAATTGCCTCAGAAGACACAGTTAATATTACTGTCCCAGCTTCTGCAACGGTCTCACACTATAGCTTGTGGGATGCTAACGATAAATGCGTGGCAACTGGTGCTCTTAGCAAACCTCAATTCTTTGCTGAAGAAGGTATCTATGTTATCTCTTCAGTCTCTGTAGATTTAAACAAATAGGGTGAGTAAAAATGAGTTCGAATATCTTCAGACTTGCTGATAGATTATTCAACCAACCTTTACTAGCCACTGAATCATTAGCTCACTCAGCAGCAACTTATGTGAATAACAGATTGCTGGGTGATGTCCAAGCAGCAGTAAACTTTGATAAACCCAAAGGTGAAGCAAGAAGTCTTTTAAAAGTAAAAGATGACATTGCTATTATCCCTATTATGGGTGGTTTAACTCATCGTATGACATTCATTGATGCAATGTGTACAGGTGGTTTAAGCTCTTATGAAGGTTTACGTAGAGGCTTTGACGAAGCTTTAGCAGATGAGTCAATCAAGACTATTGTTCTGCATATTGATTCTGGTGGTGGTGAAGCTTCAGGTTGCTTTGAATTAGCACGTCACATTATGGCTTCAAGAGGCCAAAAGAAAATTATTGCTTATGTAGATGAGTTCGCTTGTTCCGCTGCATATGCTCTTGCATCTTCTGCTGAAGAAATTATTGCATCACCAGATGCAGATGTTGGTTCTATTGGTGTAATCATGGTTCATCAGGAATTAACTAAGGCATTTGAAAAGAATGGCGTAACAATTAACGTCATCAAAGCTGGTGAGTTTAAAGGTATGGGTTCACCATTCCAAGCACTTTCAGAAGAAAGCAAAGAAAGACTTCAAAAGAGAATTAATGATACCTACGCAACCTTTACAGGTTTTGTAGCCGAATCTCGTAATCTCTCTGAAGAAGCTGTAAAGAATACTGAGGCGAATGTTTATTCTGCTCAGGAAGCTCTTGAACTTGGTTTAATTAACTCAATCATGTCTCAAGATGATTTCTTAAATTACTTACAAGGTTCTGAAGAGGCTCCTGTAAGTTTAAACGTTAACAATTCAGGTGAAGAAATGACTGAACAAGAAAAGCAAGAACTAGAAGCTTTGCGTCTTCAGGTTGCTCAAATGAAAGCTAAAGAACAGGAAGCTGCTTTGTCAGATTTGACTAATAAGATTTCTGCTTCTGCTGAAGCTTTTGGATTTGATGCAAAAGAAGCTGCAACGACTATTTTAGGTGCTGGTCTTGATAACCCTCTGAGTGTTCTGTTTATGAATGCTATGGAAGGTGCTAACCAGAAACTTAATGAAACTATCGCATCCCATGCTTCTGCAATGGAAGAAAAAGAATCAGAAATTACCAAGCTGAAAGAAACTGCTGGTGCTGTTCTTGAACATTCCAACGCTATGGAAGAAGTGGGTAATGACGGCGAAGCTGATTTGGTTGAAGAAGAAAAAGAACCAGCTAAGAATGCTTCCGAAGACACCGCTGAACAACGCAAACTGGCTCTCCAGAATGCTCTAAAATCTCTTATCAAATAAGGAACACAATAATGGCATATCAAGGTTTTACTAAGTTAGGTAAAAGAGAACCTCTGAATGATATCATTCTTTGGGAACAGGTTACCCCAACAGGCCACTCTCGTAAAGAGTACACCCCAGTTGCTTCAACAGAATATCGTGTAGGTGAAGTTCTGAAAGCAGACGGTACTAAAGTTACAGCAGGACAAGAAGCTCAGGCTGATTCAGTATGTATCGTTAATTTCTACGCAGACCTGCAACTGTCTTACCACAGTCAGTTGAAAGTTGTTGGTATTTACCGTGACGCAGAACTGAAAGACATGCTGACTCTTGAATCAGGTGTTGATGCTGCCGCAGTCAAGACAGCTCTGGCTGCTAAAGGTATTGATTTTGTACCAACTGGCCTGTAATAACAATAATAAGACATTCTGGAGAATTTTACAATGTTGACTAATTCTGAAAAAAGCAGATTTTTCCTTGCTGACCTGACTGGTGAAGTCCAGTCTATCCCAAATACTTATGGGTATATTTCCAACTTAGGTCTGTTCCGTTCAGCACCAATCACCCAAACTACTTTCCTTATGGACTTGACTGATTGGGATGTTAGCTTGCTTGATGCGGTAGACCGTGATAGCCGTAAAGCAGAGACTAGCGCACCTGAGCGTGTTCGTCAAATCAGCTTCCCAATGATGTATTTCAAAGAAGTTGAAAGCATCACTCCTGATGAGATTCAGGGTGTACGTCAGCCAGGCACTGCAAACGAACTGACTACTGAAGCTGTAGTACGTGCTAAGAAGCTGATGAAGATTCGTACCAAGTTCGATATTACTCGTGAGTTCCTGTTTATGCAAGCTCTGAAGGGTAAAGTTGTTGATGCTCGTGGCACTCTGTATGCTGACCTGTACAAGCAGTTCGACGTTGAGAAGAAGACTATTTACTTCGACCTTGACAACCCTAATGCTGACATCGACGCTTCTATCGAAGAACTGCGTATGCACATGGAAGACGAAGCTAAGACTGGCACTGTAATCAACGGTGAAGAAATTCACGTAGTTGTTGACCGTGTATTCTTCAGCAAACTGACTAAACATCCTAAGATTCGTGACGCTTATCTTGCACAGCAGACTCCGCTGGCTTGGCAACAGATTACTGGTTCTCTGAGAACTGGTGGTACTGACGGCGTTCAGGCTCATATGAACACCTTCTACTACGGTGGTGTTAAGTTTGTCCAGTACAACGGTAAGTTCAAAGACAAGCGTGGTAAGGTTCACACTCTGGTGAGCATTGATAGCGTGGCAGCAACTGTTGGTGTAGGTCATGCTTTCCCTAACGTTTCTATGCTGGGTGAAGCAAACAACATCTTCGAAGTGGCATATGGTCCATGTCCTAAGATGGGTTATGCAAATACACTTGGTCAGGAACTATACGTATTCGAATACGAAAAAGACCGTGATGAAGGTATTGACTTTGAAGCTCACTCTTACATGCTGCCATACTGTACTCGTCCTCAGTTGCTGGTAGACGTTCGTTCTGACGCTAAACCAAACTAATATTCTTAAGGAGGGTTATGAATGTGTTATACAGGCGACCCAGCCAATAACCCTCTTGATAGAGTAAGAATCCTCTGCACAGACACCAATAATGATGAAATTCTTATTGAACAGTCTGTGCTAGAGTGGTTCTATCTAGAATCTGGAAAGGATGAAAAGAAAGCAGCCATCAAAGCTCTTAAATATTTACTCTTTCAAGTAGCCAAGATGGGAGATGAGAAGGTTGGTGGTGTTTACTTACGTAACTCTTCCAGATTCAAATCTCTGAAAGCTGTTTATGACGACCTTGTTAAAAGCTCTGTTTCAGGACTGCCCTATGCAGGTGGTATCAATCAGTGTGACATTGACATGCGTCGTCAGAATCCTTGCTCTGTCAAGAAATACACAGAATATGGTGATGCTGCCAGATACGAAGGCAGAGATTACTGCAACCGTGTTAATGGCGTATTTATTATCGAGCGAGATGAATAATGGTTAAAAGGGTTATTCACCCCGCTAGAGCAAAATTAGTCGGGGCTATGAAGAACTTGCACACGGCTAATGCTCAAGTTGGGTATTTTCAAGAACAAGGTCAACATAGCTCTGGTTTTTCTTATCCTGCTTTAATGTATTTGCAAGAAGTTATTGGGGTTCCTTCAGCTTCTGGTAAAGTATATCGTAGGTTGTTTGAAATCACTATGATGCTAAACAAACAGACCTTGTTAGAGCAGACTAAGAAGAATCTATATAAGCAACTTAGCAGTCTCAACACAGACCCTTCAAATACCTTAGAAGCATTTGCAAAGAATGCTCAGAAGGTAATTAAAAGAGGTTTTGGTAATTCTGCTATCCTCCCTCCTAACGCACCTTCCACAGTCAAGAAAAAAGGTTTTAATGCACCTCTTGTTGAGACAGGTGACTTAAGAGATAACCTTGCTTATAAAATTTCTACTAAGAAGGGTATTAAAAAATGAGGCTCTTAAACAGACACAGCTTTGTAGTAAAGCGTAAAGTCTCTGAAGATGGTTACTATAATGATGATGGTGATTGGGTAGCTTCACAAGATATTGTTGAGGTTAACTGTAAAGGTAATATCCAGCCATACATCAAAGGTTCTGTAAAGAACGGTACACAGATTGCTTTACCAGAAGGTATTAGACTCACTGATACGAGAATCTTGTATACCACATATAAACTTAGAACTTCAGATGATGTAGAGTGGAATGAGTCTGACATTGTTATGATTGATGGCCATGAGTATGAAGTATTTATGACTATGGATTGGTCACAGCAATTAGCCCATACGTCCCATTATGAATATATCATTATTAGAAGGGATAAAATGAATGCAGTTAGAAACAGCAGAACTTGAAAAAGGTCTAGTTAGAACCTTAGTGGATGTTATTGGTCACAGACTAGCTCGTGATAAAAATAATAGACCAAATGTAATTAGAGCTTACCCTTCTGATAACTCAAATGACAAAGGTTTAAAACCTGACCAGCCATTTATTACCGTATATTGTCAAGATGCTGCAACACCTTATGGTTGGGTTCTTGATAAGTTTGTTGAGGATGATGTAGTTTGCTACAGAATTGCTTTTCAGATTCCTGTACTGATTACGGTAAATGGTAAAGGTGCTCATAGTATTATGCTTGAGCTTAAACAACGATTAGAGATGAGTTCAGTAAGAGATTTAATCCTTGAAGAAACAGGAGCTACAGTACTAGACACTGGAGCAATCCCTAATGATTATACTTATCTCAATACAGATTTCGAAAATTCTGCACCTCTTGTTGTAACTCTTGTAAAAAACTCAGTCCTGAAAGATGAACGTGGAAGTATTATTGAGCGTGTCATTGTTGATGGTGAGTTAGTTTATGAAGAAGGACAAGAGCCACCAGAATATACTATCCATCTAGATGTAGACTCCAAAGGGGTAAAATAAATGTGGAATCCAATTGTTAATGTAGATATTACATTGAACACCGCAGGAACTACAAGAGAAGGTTTTGGCTTACCACTATTCTTAGCTTCAACAGATAACTTTGAAGAAAGAGTCCGTGGTTACACTTCCTTAACTGAAGTTGCTGAAGATTTCGATGAAAATTCTGCTGCATATAAGGCTGCTAAACAACTTTGGAGTCAAACTCCTAAAGTAACTCAGCTTTATATTGGTAGACGTGCTATGCAGTATACTGTATCAATTCCTGATGCCGTTACTGAAAGTACAGACTACTCAATTACTGTAGCTGCTGGCGGTGGAATTTCTCAACCATACCAGTATACAGCGCAAAGCTCAGACACTGCCGAAAATGTGTTGCAACAGTTTAAAACACAGATTGAAGCTGACCCAGCAATTAAAGATAAAGTTTCTGTGAACGTAACTGGTAGTGGTGCTTCTGCCACAATGATTATTACCAAAGCTGGTGATAATGACTTTGTGAAAGTAACAACTACAGCGCAGACTGTGTATGTTGCAAGCACAACTGCTGATACAGCATCAACTGCTCTGGCAGCCATTGAAGCTTATTCAACTGACTGGTATTTCATTGCAGCAGAAGATAGAACTCAACAGTTTGTCTTAGCAATGGCTTCTGAGATTCAGGCTCGTAAGAAAATCTTCTTCACTGCCAACTCTGATGTATCAGCACTACAAGGTACAGAATTAAACAGTGCAAATGATGTTCCAGCACAGCTTGCTAAGAGTATGTACACCCGCACAGTTTGCTTGTGGCATCACACAGCAGCAGAAGATTACCCAGAGATGGCATACATCGCTTATGGTGCTCCATATGATGCGGGTTCAATTGCTTGGGGTAATGCACAGTTAACTGGTGTAGCTGCTTCTCTACAGCCATCTAATCACAGACCTTTGACAAGTATTCAGAAGTCTGCTTTAGATGCACGTCACTGTAACTTTATTGACCTTGATGGTGGTGTTCCAGTGGTTCGTAGAGGGATTACTTCTGGTGGGGAATGGATTGACATCATCCGTGGCGTTGACTGGTTAGAATCAGACCTGAAAACTTCTCTGAGAGACTTGCTAATTAACCAGAAGGGTGGTAAGATTACTTATGATGATACTGGTATTACCCGTATTCGTCAAGTCATTGAAACCTCTCTACAAAGAGCAGTTAACAGAAACTTCCTGTCATCTTACACAGTTAATGTTCCTAAAGCCTCTCAAGTTGCTTTGGCAGACAAGAAAGCTCGTATCCTGAAAGATGTTACCTTCGCAGGTATCTTAGCAGGTGCTATCTTGGATGTTGACTTGAAAGGTACAGTGGCTTACGAATAATAGAGGTAAATTGGAATGGCTATGTATCAGCAATATTCCCCTAAAGACGTTGTATGTAGCTGGAATGGCATTGCTATTGAAGGCTTTGCCCCAGACTCATTCTTACGTCTACAGAGAACATCACCACTTATTACACCAGTTGTAGGTGCAGGTGGTCAAGTTGCTCTGACAAGAAATGCAGACAAGACAGGTACTATTGAGATTGAGCTAATGCAGACTTCTCTCTCTAACCAGATGCTTTCTGCAATTCAAGCTAAACAAGACAATATGGAACTTGAAGAAGATATCTCTTCTAACTTCGTAATCTACGACCCATCAGGCTCTGTTCTGGCAACTGGTATTAATGCTTGGTTGCAGGAATTACCACAGATTGAACTTGGTCGTGACCAGAACTCTAAGACTTGGATTTTTGGTTGTGAGAAGCTAGACTACACTTCTACAATTCCAGCGTCAAGTGTTTAATATATCCTATAAGGGGGAGACTTTAAAAGGTCTTCCCCTTTTTTGTTTCTTTTGAAAGTATTAAGGAATCACAATGAAAACAGAATCTAGAGTAATTAACGGTAAGAAAGTAAATATCATTCTGCTTGGGGCAAGAGATGGTATTAAGATGTCTATGAAGTTGGGTAAAATTGTTGTTCCAACTTTTGCACAGATGCTATCAAGTCTGACTGATAAAGATAAGAAAGAGGCTCCAACGGTTCCATTTAAAGAACTTGTTGAGGCTTGTTTTGACAGAATTGAAGAAATTAACCTTGAAGAAATGGCTACCCTACTATTTCAAGGGGCAACTGTTGATGACTTCCCACTTAATATTGATACGTACTTCCAAGCAAACTATGGTGAATTTATTGATTACTTAGCATTTGCGCTGGAGGCAAACTTCGGAAGTTTTTTCGAAGCAAGCATTTTCAAAAGCCTAACTTCTCAGTAAACATGGGTAACACTCTACAGACACCACTAACTGATGCTGCTGTAGAGTCAACCTATGAAGAAGCAGACGAGATGAAATTTGTGCTTGCTATTTATGGTATGGAAGGGTGTAAAGAAACACTTGACCAACTCTTTGCTATGACATTCTCTGATTTATTATCATTGAGACAATTTCTTGAAATTCAGAGGTCGTATAAAGAGGAAATTGCTTACAACGAACTTAGAAGAGCAGGAAAAATGTAATGGCACAATATACAGTTGACAGCTTCATTGTGGAACTTGGTTTCAGTGAAAAGGTAATTAAAGGCTTGCAGAGAGTTGAGAAGATGTCTATGCAAGCTGCTCAGCGTATTGAGCGAAATATGAATAAAGCCTTTGATGTGAAGCCTAATAAAAGTTCTCAGGAAGCACTTAATAGAATTGTAAAAAATGCTCAGTCTGCTTCGGGCAGAATCAATAAAGCACTCAACAGTTCCTTGAACCTTGATTCACAAGGTGTTAAATCTCTTAAGAGACTTGAAACTCAAGCAAAAAAGACTGCAAAAGGTATTAACAAGTCCTTAAGAGATGCTATGAAGGTTGACGGTAAAATCACTATTAAGACAGGTAGAGGAAGAGGTGGAAAGGGAAATCCCCCTGTCGGCGGTGGTGGTGGACCCAGAGGTCCGAGAGTAGATGTTGCTCAGAGACAAATGGAAAGGATGTTTAACAACAACTTCTATTCAGGACTAACCCGTAGACTGGAAACAATTGGTGGTCAAGGTAACCAGATGGCAGCCTCTTTCAGAGGAAGCTTACAAAGTATCTATAATAAATATAAGGGTACTGGTAAGGTTGGTGAGTATGAGATGGAAGTTAAAAAGCTCATCGACGTAACCAAACGTTGGGTTATTGCAGAAAATGCTAGACTAAAATCAGTTAAAGAAGCAGCTTGGCTACAGGATAGAGCTAACGCATCATTACGTCAATTAGTTGGTGGTTTTGTTTCAGCTTATGCTTTACTGGAACTATCCCAAAAGACTATTGAAGCTGGTGTAAAAAGACAATCTGCACAATTAGCCTCTACAGCTATCTTTGGAGCAGATACACAGCAAGCCAGAATGTTTGCTGCATCATTCTCACACCAGATTGGTCAGAACTATACAGATACTATGAAGCAGTACTCAAACTTTGCTGCTGGTGCTCAACCAACACTTGGTTTTCAGGGTACTCAAGAGTTCTATAAGAATGCTGCAATGTTTGCCCGTATTAGGGGTGCTACTGATGAAGACTTGAAAGGTATCATGGTTGCATTCCAGCAGATGGCATCAAAAGGTAAAATTCAGGCTGAAGAACTCCGTGGACAGTTAGGTGACCGTTTAGCAGGTGCTGTACAGCTATTCGCTGATGCCATTGGCAAGACTCCACAAGAACTTGATAAGCTGATGAAAGACGGTAAACTCCTTGCTCAAGATGTTCTGCCAAAAGTATCTGAAAAAATGGCTGAACTGGTCAAGCAAGCGGGTGGTATGAATGCTGTATCCAAGCAGACTGCTACTTCAATGGGTCAAGCTAAGGCTATGTGGGATAACACACTTGTAGCACTGTTTAACGGCTCTAGTGAGGGTATTTCACAGTTATCTAACTCCGTTGCAATGTTCTTGCAAGGTTCTATGGGGACTACAGAAGCTTTAGGTCTTGTGATTGGGAATCTTTTAAAAGGTGCTGGTAACCTACTTGACTTCGTTACAGACTTCATGTACAGAGTCTCTGCACTATACTACTATGCAAGAGCTTGGTATAAAGACCTTGACAACAGCCAGCAAAAACTAGTCAAAAGTGCTGGTGAATTTCTTGGAACGGTCACTTCGATTGGTGGTGCGATTGCTATCATTAGTAAGCTTGCAAAAGTCTTTGGTGGCACTGTAGCATTTGTGAAGAGTATCATTGAAGAGGGTGTCATTGGAAAAATCATGCAGAGATTTGGCTTGAGTAGTGCAGCAGCTACAGCAGAAACAGTTACAAGTGCTGCGGGGGCTACAGCAACTAGGATGGCACTTGGTACTGCTGGCGCAGCATTAATGTTAAGAGGTTCTACAGACCCAAATGCTGTTAAAAACTACAGTGCAGTAACATTACCAAAACCGTTTGAAAATGCTGTTGCAAATATTACGAATCCAAAAAGACCAATGTTCTTTGATGAGAATGGGCAACTTCAGTTTGCACAGTACACTCAAGATATGGATGGTAATATCAAGTTAATTGATAATGGCCTATCTAATTGGGATATTCTCATGGAGAAGTTATCAACTTCTCTTGATAATTTTACCAATAAGTTCAATCAGACACCAATGATGATGACACCTTCTGGTTTACCTATGCAGACTAAACAAACCCTGAATGTTACTTTCCAGCTTGATGGTAAACAAATTGCTACTAAGATGGTAGATATTACTGACAAGAATCAAGAAGACATTCTTCTAAGTTCAAGCTATCCAGAGGAAGAATAATGTTATGGGATTCTAATATGCAAATCAAATATAGTGGCAAAGATGGCATCTATTTCCACTTAAGAGATAATGTAGATGCCTTCTTAACCTTATCAGCAACTGAAAACATGGAATTTGACAGCCCTATGCAGGTGACTACACAGAACATGCAATCAGGGCAAACTGTTACAGATAATGTTCAAAGAGTACCCAGAACAATCACTATCAGTGGTGTCGTTGTAGTTGGCTATGAAGGGAGCTTATTATTAACTCGTCAGGGTCAATTAGTAGAAAACTTCATCGACACTCTGGAAAACTGGCGTGACCAGAAGCAGATTATTTCGGTCATTTGTAAAGACGGGATTAAAATTGACGATTCCATTATTACTAGTTTTAAAGCCTCTAAAGATGTTGGTATTTCAAACGGTCTTAGAATCCAGCTAACTTTTCAGGAAATTAACTTCAAAGCTATTGTGGGACAAACTGATATTTCAGCAGCTACTGGCAAAACTGCTACCACAAATGATGGTGGCGCTACCAGTAAAAAGAATACAGGGAATACTACAACAAGTTTAGGTAATGGCAAATTAAACTGCCAGTTGTTATTTGACCTAAACGCTAATGGTGTAAGGGAGCTTACTAGTGATGAAGACAAGGCTCTTGGGAAATGTTCAATGTCTGCAAAGACAAGAAAGGGTGTGACCACATTCAGTGAAGAGGCTGAAAGAAATGCTAGGTCAACATTAAACAGAACTGCTGGAACTGGAAAGGCGTTACAAAAGCACTCAGTGAATCCGAATAAGAAGGAGACTTATTAATGTCACAATATATTCCTGTTCCTGATACAGAATGGTCTACACAAACTGTAACTCTGGATGGTACTGTCTTTGTAATTGAGTTAAAGTATAAAGAGAGGCTTGACAGATGGTTCTTGACGCTATCTGATGTTGATGGTAATGTATTATTACATGAAAAGAAATGCCTTGCAGACCAATCAATCACAGGACGCTATGTAATTCCTTCATTAGCTGGAGAGCTTTTTGTTGAACGAATGTATGGTACTGATTTACAACCTACCAGAAATAACTTCGGAAGAGAAAAGGCATTTGAGCTTAATTACTACACTCAAGAAGATATGAGATTAATGGAGAACTTATAATGTCTGTAAAAGATAGCACTGCTGGGGCTTCTTTTAGGTGCTATCAATTGGCTGTAGGTAGTGAAACTACAGCCTTTAATGATAAACCTACAAGCCATGCTAAAGATTCTATGCAAATGGACTATTTCGACAACTTACAATTCACTTGTAACGTGTCTTATACGTCTCAGAAGAATAAAGTAACCTCTGATGATACCACTTTTGAAATCTATAACCTTAATAAAGAGATGAGAGCCAAGTTTAAAACAGTTGGTGCAACAGTTATGCTCAGGGCAGGTTACACCACTGGTTTTAAAAGGGATGCAAATGGTGACCTTATTATTGAGTATGATAACCTCCCATTAATCTATCTAGGTACTATTGAGTATGCTTATACGTATAAGCGTGGTGTCGATATGATTACAAAGGTTATCTGCTCTAATGATAAAATGGAAAGAACCACGATTAAGACATCAATTTCTTATAAAGCAGGAACAACACGTAAAAGTGTGATTAAAGATTTAGTCAATAGGTTAGGCTTCTCACTTATTGATGAAGACCTTTCAAGTATTGATGGTTATACTTATAAGAATGGTTTTAGTGTCTGGGGGAGTGTTGCAGAGGCACTAACAAAGGTCTGTGAAGAAAGTAGCCTACGTTGGTATACATTTAACAAGCAAATCAGAGTAGTCCCTTTTAATGCTAAGGCTAGACAACTTTCTTGGGAAATTTACCCGTATAACGTTATTGACTCTTTGCAAGGTTACTATAGGAGAACTAGAAAGGTTCTTAAAAAAGAGAATAAGACAGTTATTAAAGTTAAAACTGGAGTTCGTTGCAAAATCCATTTAGATGGAAGAATTAAGATGGGTGATAACGTCACTATTAGGGAAAGTGAAGACTTTGAAGGTCAGTATCGAGTAAAGGGTCTCTCTCATAATCTTGACTTTACTGGTGGTGCTTGGACAACTGAACTAGATTTAGAAAAGGTGGAATAATGAAGTCACCAGTTACTAGAATGTCTGGGTATGTTTCAGAATGCCTTGATGAATTTAGAAAAGAACTGTATACTGGTTTACCAGCTATTATTCAGTCTTTTGATTCAAAGACTCAAACAGCCACTGTAAAGCCACTTTACTCTATTAATGGGTTGCCAATGCCAGAGATTACTGGTGTACCTGTTCAATTTCCAAGTGGTGGTGGAGCGTCTTTAACATTCCCTGTAAAAACTAATGACAGATGCTGGTTAGCTTTCTCAATGTTGCCTTTAGATGACTTCGTTGTCAATGACAAGAATACTCAAATGGAAACAAACATGAGAAGAACACACGACATTTCAGACTGTGTAGCTTTCGTAGGCATCTGTACCAGAACACAGAATTTTAAACCAGACCCAACAGCAGTTAGACTTCATTTCGGTGACTCTGTGTTAAGAGTTACAGATGATGGTAACTTCTATTTTGAAGGTGATGTGCACATCTCTAAAAACTTATATGTAACAGAAGAAGTGCATGGTTCAGATTTTATCAGTGATACAACTGGTGTTAGCTTTAATGAACACACGCACCATTATTACTGGACAGACCCTGCTGGTGAGGCTGATACTACAGAGGCTCAATAATGAAAACAGACTTTGCATTAAATCTAGGTGGTGACTATGTTGCCACTTTAGGTTCAGATTCAGTGTATGTGGCTCATGGTGATTTAAAGATTACTGGTAACCAAATTAGAATTATCCCAGAAGATGATAAAGCTACTCAGGTTGCTCAAAGACTTCATATCAGATGCCTTTTAAGGGCTGGTGAAGTATTCTTTAACACATCTGCTGGGTTCCCATATTTACAACTTGCCAAATTTAAACAGAGAACTTCTATCTTTGATAATTACATGAAAGCTTACCTTGTCGAAACAAGAGATGTAACTAACATCTATAACTATTCTTCTTCAATGGATAATGCTCAGAGAAAAGTAACTGTTAATTTTGATGCAACTACTACAACAGATATTTTAACAGACATTACGCAAGAGGTTAATATCTAATGGCAGGATTAACTACAACAGGATTACAAACTCTAAGATATCAGGAAATTTTTGACAATATTAAGTCAAGACTTCTTAGAGATATTTCACCGAACCTTGACGTTTCTGAGGATAGCCAGTTAGGTCTCTTTCTAGCTTCAATTGCAAGGTCTTTAGCAGACACCCATGAAATTCTGTCAGAAGTCTATGATGGTGGAACTATTGACAAAGCTGAAGGTTTTAATCTCGATGATATTACAGCTTTAAACGCTGTATACAGATATGTTGCTCAGGCTACAAGAGGACAAGTAGAGTTTACTGGAACAACAGGTGCAACCATTCCTTCAACAACCAGACTAAGAAGTACTGCTGGTAACATCTTTTATCCAGTTTCAAACATTACATTGACACCCTCATATTGTGTTGAAGCTATTCTTGAAGTTAACTCTTTACGAACTGATGCAAATTATGTTATTATTATTGATAACGTTATTTTCTCTTATCAACCAAAACCTTCAGACTCAATCACAGTACTATTAACTGAGCTTGCTAATGCAATCAACGGTGGTATCGTAGCGAAAGCAGAAGTTGTCAATGATGGTTCAGCATTAAGGGTTTATAAAGATGAAGGTGACATTATTGCAAGAACCAACCCTATGGTTGTAACTGCTACAACGTTCCTTACATTCACAAAAATTACAACAATCCACGACGTTGTTGCTGAGGAATTTGGTGCAATCCCTGCATTAGCTGGAACACTTATCGAGATTGAAACAACTGTAGATGGTCTTGACAGTGTATACAACCGCTATGACCTGACAACAGGTAGAAACGAAGAAACCGATACAGAACTTCGTCAGAGATATTTAGAATCCTTGTCAGTTACTGGCGTAGGCACTCTTGATGCAATCGTAGCTGCTGTTAAGAGGGTTCAGGGTGTATCAGATGCTTCGGGTGTTGAAAATGATACTGAAGAGACAAGCTCAGAAGGACTTCCACCAAAATCTTTCAAGATTGTTGTAGTTGGTGGTCAAAATGATAATGTTGCTCAAGCAATCTGGGACACTAAACCCGCTGGTATTAAAGCTCATGGAGCTATCTTTGGTACAGCTTACGACTTAGGTGGATTAGCTCATAATATCTATTTCAGCAGACCAACACCAAAATATGCTTTTGTTAAAGTATCTTACTCTCTATATGATGAAGAAAGTCTAACAATCCCAGAAGAAGACATCAGAGACAGTATTGTTCAAGGTATTAATGCTTACGGTAGAACTTTGAAAGTTGGTAATGATGTTATCCCTAACAGAATCTACGGATATATTTATGATGTCATCAAAGGTATTGAGATTGATGAAATCAAGGTAGCACTTTCAAATAACCAATCAGTACCTCCTAGTGATGGACAGTACACTACAGCAAGAATTACTGTTGATGGTGACCAATATACTGTATGGGAAAGTAGCCAGTACACCATTGCTAAGGAGTAATAATGTTTCAGAAAATTGATGATGTCTACTATAAGACTCTTGACGAAAGAACTGTAACACAGTTTAAAGATAAGTTCATCTATACAAGTTTACTGAAAGCTATTACTGATGAGTTGCAGACATTGGAAGATGTTTCATGGCAGATGCACACTGAAAGGAATATTAGGAAGGCAATTGGGCAGCAACTTGATAATATTGGCACTTTAATCAAAGTCCCCAGACCACTTGGTGCTGACGATGAAACATATAGGGCAATGTTGTATATCCAGATTTTCTTAAGACGTTCTGATACGACTCCAACATTCTTACAGAATGCTATTATGACACTGTATAATGCAACATTTTCACAGGTTTTTGAACATATTACACCTATGACTGCTGGTATTGTAATCAGGGTTAACACGAGAAACAATGTTCTTGATACAGCATACACATTAGCAAAAATTTCTGCAACAACTATTGGTTCAGCGGTTATTTTAAGAGATGTGACTTTAAATGGTACTGCTTGGACACCTGTAGAGGTTGCTGACTCAGCTTTAGCAATTGTTGATGACAAAGATAACTGGTTCGTTACAGATACTAACAAAGGTCTTGTTACCAACAATACAGGAGGTTCTTTAGAGAAGAACTTGTTAGGGAGTTTAGCAGATGCTGGTGTCAGAGATGCTTATTTCAAGATTGACAGAACGGCTAATAGTGGCTCAGTAGATTACTTAAAAGTTAATAAAAATTATAACGCTACAGACAACTACATCGTTGGTAAAGAGACTGTAGCAGGTGGTGATTATGGTGTTATGGCTGAAGTAGCTCAAATCATCAAAGGTAGAAAAGATAAATCACAGCAAGAAGGAAGTTCTTAATGGCATTTTTAAATTGGTCTACAGATGAAGTAGATGCTGATGGTAACCAGCTAAAAGTATTACCACCACCAGAAATTCAGGCAACTGGTTTATTAAGAGGCGAACCAATGGGTCGTCAATGGTTTAACTATATCTTGAACTATCTCCTGAATAAAGCAAATGGCACTGTTGGTGAAGTAAGGTCTTTTGCCACTGAGCAACCAGATTTAGTAGCTAATGGCTGGAGCCTTATTAAGACCGAAACAGGTACTGCATCAACAAGTACAAGAAACCTTTATACTTATGAATTTGTAGGAGCTTAATAATGGCAGTAGGTGAAATTCAAATTAGTGCCTTGCCTCAAGCAGCCTTACCAATTGACCTTAGTGATATCTTCCATCTTAAGCAGGGTATTGAGGATAAGAGATGCACTCTTGAGCAACTACTTGCTCCACACTCAAGCCTAAGAAACAACCCTCATGGTGTTACTAAGACACAGATTGGTTTAGATAATGTTATTAATGCTCTTCAGTTAGTTGCTGCAAATAACTTATCAGATGTTACTAATGTTGATGAGGCAAGAGCAAATCTACAGATTATGTCTTCAGAAGAGGTTAATAACCTTGTTCAACAGCATATTAATGATAAGAGTAACCCACACAACACAACTAAGGCACAGGTTGGTTTAAGTAATGTTCAGAACTGGACAACATCTAACCTTTATAATGAAGATGCAGATAAGTACGCTACAGCAAGAGCAGTAAATAACTTGTACAAGGCTGTTCAGGCTTCTTACCCTGTCGGTACATTACATCTCTCTATGAATCCTGCAAACCCTTCTACATATTTAATTTGTGGGGGCACTTGGGAGTTAGTATCAAAAGGGCGAGCATTAGTAGGTTACGGTGATAACTCAAGGCCAGTTGGTAGTAACTTTGGCTCTAGTAGTGTTAGTTTGTCTAGTAACAATTTACCATCACACAGTCATTCAATCTATCTAACTGGTGGTGGGCATACACATGGTGCTGCCATTGCTATTGATAGCTTTGATTATGGTACTAAGGGTACAAGCAGTTTCGATTATGGAACAAAAAACACTAATACTACAGGGAATCACTCACACTCAGTCAGTGGTTCTACCAATACCACTGGTAACCACCAGCATAGTGTAGGTGGTCGTTACGGTGGTGACTCTATCGGTGGTAAACAGCGTGTTCAGGTATCAGGAACAAACCAGATTTCAAGTGTTGCTGGTGACCACTCCCATACTATTAGCGGCTCAACTAATACAGTTGGTGACCACTACCATAGTGTTGCAATTGGGGCTCATACACATACGGTTGGGATTGGTGCTCATACACATAAAGGCACAGTAACTTTGCAGTCATCTGAACATACTCACTCAGGTACTACGGGTGCTACTGGTGCTGGTCAAGCATTTAGTATTGAACAACCATCTTTTGTTGTTTATGTGTGGCAAAGAACCGCTTAATTTCTTTACAGGGGCTTTATAGCCCCTTTTAAGAGGAAAATTTATAATGGTAGATTACAAGTTGAGTGAATTAAACTCAATCGACACAATCCGTTCAGACGACCTTCTTCATGTCAGAGTTAAAAAGAGACCTGAAATGCTGGGTGATGAAGACCGTCGAATGACCTATCAAGATTTCTTAGCATCTTTTAAACTTGAAAGATTTGTTCAGATTGCTGGTAGTACTATGACTGGTGACTTAGGGATTGTTAAGTTACTTTATGGTGGTAAGTCAGTATTTGACCCAACAGGTTCTTCTGAGATTACTATTGGGGATGTTTTAAAGACTTTTAAAATTAACGCAAATGGTCTTAAGCTAACCATTGCAGATGCTTCGAGGTCAGCAACTGTTTATCATACTCTTAATAAACCAAGCCCTAATGAACTTGGGATGAGAACTAATGAAGAGAATGATGCAAGATATGCAAGGCTTGCTGTCACAAACACATTCTCTGGAACTCAGAACATTCAAGGTGATGTTAACTTACTTCGCCTTAGAAACCAAAATGCAAACAATGCACAATATATTGAAGGTGTAAACCTAGATGGTTCAGCTAGATGGTTGGTTGGTATTAGTAAAAATGGCTCTGATGCAGTGCAACTGTACAATAATAAATATGACTCAGCTTTGACTATTGCAAGCAATGTCTCTGTTAATAAGTCTTTAGCAATCACTGGTCAAGTTCAACCATCAGATTTCTCTAACTTAGATGCTAGATACTTTACTCAGACAGCAGCTAATCAGAGATTTGCACAGTTAGCTGGCAATAACACTTTTAGTGGCTCGAACACATTTATTAACAGACTAAGTGTTTTCAAAAAAGATGGTGAGGCAATTAGGCTACAGAATAACAATGCTACACGGCCATTGTACATTATGGCGATTGATAGCGAAGGTGCCAAAAGATGGTACGTTGGTAATACTGATACAAGTGATAACGTAGTTCTAGAAAACTACAAAACTGGTGGAAAAATTACTGTAGGTACAAGTGTTAATATCAATAAAACACTAACTGTAACTGGTCAAGTTCAACCTTCTGATTGGACTAATATTGATTCAAGATATATTCCGGTAGGAACTTTGAGTAATCTTGCTAAACTTAATGTTAAGAATACTTTTTCTCAAGGCCAGATTATCAATGCTGATGGGGAAGGTCTTAAGATTCAAGGTGTAAAAGATACTGGTGGATTGTTCTTGCAAGGTTGTACTTCTTCTGGTGCTAAGAAGTGGTTTATGGGTACTAATGATGCAGGTAACTTCACTATCAGGGAGATGGTGCTAGGCACTGAACTGTCTCTTAGGGAGAACTATATTCAGTTTAATAAGAATGTGACAATCAATGGTCAAGTTCAACCTTCAGATTTCTCTAACTTAGATGCCAGATACTACGTTAAATCGGCAACCGATGCGAAGTACATCTGGTCAGCAGTCAGGGAGACAGTAAGAGAGGAGGATGGTGGTGTAGCTTGGAATAAACCTTCAGGAATCTATCTGTGGATGCGCAAGGGTGGTGGGTCAAACCGTTTAGTCTCGCACATGTTCGTTAATACGGGAGCATCAACACCTGCTGCACAATTGATGTTTGATTATAGAAATGGTGGGATGTGGTACAGAACAGCCAGAGACGCACATGGTTTTGAGCAGGACTGGGCTAAGGTTTATACAGAGGCTCAGAAGCCAACCCCTTCAGAAATTGGTGCATACACTAAAGCTGAAACTGACCAGAAGATTGCAACAGCAATTACTAATTCTACAGACCTTAATAAAATCTATCCAGTAGGTATTGTAACGTGGTTTAACAGTAATGTTGACCCTAATACTGCACTTCCTGGATTAACTTGGACGTACCTGAACAATGGTGTTGGCAGAACTATTAGAATTGCAGCAGCAAATGGTTCAGATGTTGCTACAACTGGTGGTTCAGACTCTGTAACGTTATCTGTTGGTAACTTGCCTTCACACACTCATAGTTTCTCTGCGACTACTTCATCATTTGACTATGGTACAAAGACCACTAACAGTACTGGTGCTCATACACACTCGGTCAGTGGTTCTACTAACAACACTGGTGCTCATACACACACTGTAGGTGGTCGTTACGGTGGTGACTCCATCGGTGGTAAACAGCGTGTTCAGGTATCAGGAACAAACCAAGTTTCAAGCTCTGCTGGTGCTCACGCTCACACTGTGTCTGGTACTGCTGCTTCTGCTGGTGCTCATGCTCACACAGTAGGTATTGGTGCTCACAGCCACACAGTATCTGGTAACACAGGTGGTACAGGTTCTGGTTCAGCGTTTAGTGTTACTAATCAGTTCTACAAGTTAATGGCTTGGGTAAGGACTGCTTAATACCTTGTTGACTGATTATTAAGATGGTGTTAATATTCTTTATAGGTATTCTCACCATCTTGGCTGGTAAGGTGATTAAATGCCTACAATCCTAGCAATTCTTCTAAAAAATCTAGGTAGCTTCTTCTGGAAACTCATTTTATCCCTTCTAAGTGAATACATGATTGAGAAAGTGTTCTTTAGGCTTGCAAGATACCTTGCGAGTAAAACAGACACACCTATTGATGATGAGTTCGTAGATAACTTAGAAAAAGCTTTTAAGGGGGAGAAATAAATGAAGTGGCTAGAGGAAGCTTTTAAAAATAATATTGGTGCAATTGTAGTTGGTATTTTTAGTGTTATTGGGACATTTACCACGATGCAGGTTTCAAGTGGTAAACAAGAAGTGTCTGTCACAACGAAATTACAGCAGTTAGATAGTTATTCAAAAAGTAACTACTCAGCTATTCGTGATTTACAATCTGACATGAGACTACTCCAGCTAGGGATGGAGAACCAGAAAGTCCAGTTAGAGAATGTTAAGGGTGAGAACGCAAAACTTACCAAAACCCTTGATAAATTCTCTGATAGCGTGAACAATCTGGCTCAATCAGTATCAGCCCTCCAAGCTATTACTGAGAAGAACACAAAGAATACTGAAAAATAAAATTTTAAGGCTCCCGTAAAAAGGAGCCTTTTTTTGTTTTCACTTACCTACTGATAGAGGTGCTTCAATCTTCCCTGCATGTTGGTAGTTGTTAATGCCACCAATAAAATCACTTGCAGTGAGATGTTTTAAGTCACTTAAAGTGTTAAGTGGGACACCAATCTCAAAAGTTGGTGCATGGAACTCTTCATTGTTCATCAGTTCATAAACCTGCTTCATATGGTTCTGATAAATCTGAGTATCTCCAAAGACACCTATCAAGTACCGTGGAGTGTATCCAGTCATCTTACAAAGAACTTCCAGAATAAAACCGTAAGATGCAATATTAAACGGAAGTCCTAAAAAGGTGTCTACTGAACGCTGATACCATTGTAAGTCAACTTCACCCTCGTTAGTAATATAAATCTGAAACAGAACATGACAAGGTGCTAAAGCCATTGAGTTTGCTGCAATATCTGCTGCATTCCAAGCATTAACAAGCATGTAACGGTCTGTGATATCACCCTTCATCTTTGTTACTAAGGTCTCTAACTGGTCTACAACACAACCATTATGACCTTCAAAGTTTCTCCACTGAACCCCGTAGATTCTTCCACCTGCATCTTCTAACCAATCTTGTTCAGAAGAATAATTAGAGCTTAACCAGCGTTTAAAATCATCTGACCAGATAGTCCAACGTTCCCCATCATTTTCACCCCAAGTACGATAACGGAGTTCACCCAGCTTATTCTCTCCGTTCAGGAACCATAGAGCTTCCCCAATAACTTGCCGTGTAAACACCTGTTTAGATGTTAAGAGTGGGAAACCAGTTCGCATATCAAAACGAAACTGAGGTGGAGCAAATGCAGAGATAACATCTCCAGTTCGTGTAGTACGCAGTTCACCAACGGATAAAACATGGCTCAGGATATTTTTGTAACTTGTATCTGCTTGTGACATATCAAAAGTGTCCTTTTACTTGTGGAACATAAATTTCAAAAGTTGCTTTACCATCCTCTGATGGTTTTGACTGTACCTTTGTAAATACACGGTTATCATACAACTTATCAAAGAAGTTTTCAAAAGGTAAATGCACAGTGGCCTCTTCAGTAACTTTATGAAAGACTGTATGGAAAACTACATCAGCATACGGTAAAGCATTGACAAGGACACCTGCACCACCAATTACAAAGACATCTTCATCAATAGAGCTATCAAGATACTTCAAAAATGCTCCAAATGACTCTTTACTGGCTTTAGCATACATCACATCATCTTTTCCAAAGTCTATGCCTAAGTATGGTACAGAATTTGTTAAGATGAGGTTTGCACGTTCTGGTAAAGGTTTACTACCCAGAGTCTTAAAAGTTTCGTTACCCATCACTACTAAGTTATTTTTAGTGAGTCTCTTAAACTCTTGCATGTCCTGTTTATGTCGAGGCCACGGCATACCAGTTGGAGTACCAAACTCACCATTTTCACCACTTGCAAAGATTAATTTAATCATTTTGTAAACCCTTTCTTAATAAACCAGTTGATAACATTCTTCACAGCTTTATTGCTATGGTAGATTAAGTGTGGTGTAGGTTGGTATGAACCGTAAGCCCAGAAAGCAATAATTTCACTACACCCTGTACATCTTGTACTCTCTTCCGCAATATGACCGTTGACTATTTCACTTACCTCACCTTGTAAGTCTGTACATCCACAATGTGGACAACGGATAGGTGCTCCGTCAGACTCATAGCAGTGTTCAATTTTCATTTATTTAACCTCAAAAACTGGCTCAAGAGCCAATATAAAATCTACACAGTCATCTTCTTCATCCAGAATACCATCAAAGTTCTTAGGAACGAAGTCGAAGAGGCTCATAGAGTAGCGGTCAGAAGTAATCCTGATAGTTCCTCCGATATTCTCTACAGTTAATATTGTACGGCTTTCTGTTACCTCACTAAGAAGATTACTTACAAAGTCATCTAAGAAGTGCTTCATCAGTGATTTAAAACCTTTAGGGTAATCTGTACCAGAGTATGTTTCAATCTGAGGTACAAGCTTAACATTTATACTAGTCTTTGTTAAGAATGTGTTAGAGAACATACTATCAGGTAACTTACAAACAGTCTTTCCAGTACCTTCATGTTCAATCTCAACAAAACCAGCTTCATCGCCACATGTAACTATTTTAAAAGATGCTTCATTATCACCCTGTGAAGCCATAAACTTTTTAAGCATCACTTTAAGGAAATCTGCATGAGCATCTTGTAAGTAGATATCAATCATAGTTAATCACCTATTATGGGAACAAACATTTAATGTCATCGTTTTTGAAAACGAAGCTTGTGTAGTTGTGACCGTCAACATCCAACCAAACAGCCTGAACATCTACACCATCAAGATTGTGGTAAAGCTCTTTGATGAAGTGGTCTTTCACAATCTGGCTGCTAGTTGTTTCCAGCTTAATGTTTGAGATTGCTGAACCTACAGCCATATAACCCATGACTCGCTTCTTCTCAGTATGCTTAATCTTACCATCTTTGTAAGCCATAATGAGATTGGAGAGAATCTTTACACCATAATACTTTTCAAGGTGAGTAGGTGCACCATAAAAGCCTAATGCGAAGTTTTCAGAGTGGATAATGTTTTCACGTTTCATATTAATCTGCCAACCTTAAATTAAAATTAACACCAAATTTTTCACATACTTCCAACATAAACTCAAGAGAGACATTACCAGTGAGGTTGATTATGTTGGATACACGAGCCTGAGAGATACCACAAATTTTAGCAACTTGCTCTTGAGAAAGACCTCTGGATTTAATCTCTCTCTTAAAACGATGTGCAACGAAATCTCTCATTTCGTCTACATCCATTGGACAAATATAACTTTCCATTTCAGCCTCTCTGTCAGCCTCCCAATCATCTTGTGGAGCATAAGGGTCAAAAACCTCATTCATCTTTCTTCTTCCGTTTTCGTGAAGTGTCAATCAATGAATCTATGTTTGTAGCTCTAACCTTTTCACGTTCATCGTTAAGATAATCATCAAGAGCCTTCTCAATCTGTGAATCATCTTGACAGATAACTGTAAAGACTGTAAAGCCATCTGTATCATCAATTATCTTACCATAACCGCTTCTGGGATGTAACTTTTTAAGAGCCATATCAAATACCTGTGCAGCTTCTGTTTTCTAAGAAATACTCAACACCATACATAGCTTTTTGCATCAAATCTTCTTTAAACTGGATGCGATGATTGAGCATAGCTTGTACATCAATATCCTCATGGTGCTTCTCTTTAATGTTTGCAGATTGCAGGAAATACTCTGCAAGAACGCGATACTGATAGTCAGTTACCTTATCAGTCATCTCTGTTAAAGACTCTTCAGAGATTGGTTTAAGCAACTCACCATTAGATATAGCAACACCTTTTACAATCTGGCAAGTGTCTTCTGGAACACCTGACAAGTCCACATTTGGGAGTTCTGTTGCATTGACTGGTAAATTCATTGCCATAACCATTGCAGCAGCTAATAAAATCTTTTTCATAATGACCTCAAAGTTATATTAAATTTTGTATTACGTTGAGTATAAAAATAAGCTATAACACCTGACTTGTCAACAGATTTTATAGCTTATTTGGCAGATTTTTTATAAGGCTACTGCCATCCTTCCATACCATACTAAACCCGACCTTACCTCACCTTACCTAACCTTACCCCAACCTATCCTACCAGACCAAACCTTATTAAAAGACCCTGTTTAAAGACCTTTTAAAAAGGTAAGTCTCATTTTAATGTAGCTGAGACTAACTACCCGCACCGAACCTAACCGGACCCGACCTGACATAACCGGACCTAGCCTTGCATTGCCGTACATCACTTAAAAATCCTCTTAGAAGACTCTTAAGTGATGCTGGTGAGTACCCGTTGGTTTATGCTGCTCAGTATACTCACCAAATTTTCTATGTCAACAACTTTTATTCATAATCCCTAATAACTAACCCAACAGGGAACTGTAAAGAACCCTTACGAGTCATCTTCTGGAACTGAACCGTTAAAGGTTTCCCGATAAACTCTTCAGGATGCTCAGCAAGATACTGTTTCTTCTCATGGGTAGTCTTCCATGAGACATCCACAAAGACGTTAGGAAGAGTCTCTACAACGAACTTGCCATGACCACGTTTATCGGTCTTTACACCAGTAACTTTAAACTCTTCAGTGTGCATCTTCTTGTGCTTAATCAAGAAGTATGAACGGTGACAACACTCATAGAAGGAGTCTTCAGAGATTGAGCGGTACATTGCACCTTCAAACTGAGCTTCAACCCACTTATCATGGGCTTCATCAAACTCTTCCCAAGAATTTACACGACGAGACTTAACAGGGACAACTTTACAGCCGTCTCTGAAGTCATTCAATGGTGAAGTCTCAATAATATCTCTACGCTCAGGCCACGTCATAGTACTGTCACAGATATCGTACCAGTAGAACTGGAGTAGATGTCGGTCTGGATTGTCAGCATTCTTAATCATAGACACAATATCTTCTAAGTCCCAACCATGAGCATAAATCTCACCATCAAAGTCTTCGACTTGTGGATGTAATTTAAGCAACAAAAGCAAATCTGGGATTAGTTCTGCTGGGACGTTGTAAATAGTATTCTCACGAGAATAAGCCGTGAAGCTAACTAAATCAGCGTCTCTTGAAATTCTACAACGAACACCATCAAGCTTCGGTTGAGCATCAGCAGGGAACTTCAGATACTTTGCATGGCTAACCTTTGCAGCATCATGAGCAAGCTGTACACCTACCTTCTCAGTATTCTGTGCAGACTCTTTTGTGTAAGCATAACCTTTACGGTCAACTTGCTTTTTATACTTAGCAGCAACTTCAAAGAGAGCTTGCTGTTCAGCGTTACGCTCATTCTTTTTACCGATGTTCTTAGGCTCTGCTGTATACTCTTCAAACATCATCTTGCCATTCTCTTTACCGTAGGTTGTAATAACTTTGTCACCTACAGCAACACATGACCAGACGTTGAAAGAGCCGTCTTTATTTTGTTTGTACAGAATTGTCATTTTTTAACCTCTGAGTGATACCAAGTGTAACAAGCATTACATGCGTAAAGCTCTAAGTCATTTTTATCTGGTTTATGGAAACAGTTTGACCCACAACGACACCGGAATAGCTTACCATCAACACGAAGAATGAATGTTTCAAGCTCACCATCTTCTGTAAGAACTGCGTTCTTAAATTTATCTTCTACAGTCATTTTCTCTTACCACCAATCTCTACGTCGATAACCTGAACATCACCAGCAACATCGAACTTATGGATGATGCTTTCCACAGTGTAAGTCCAACCCTCGATTCGAACTAACTCACCTTCTCGTGGGACGATTGGGTTACGTTGAGCTACGGTTGTAGTGGAGTGAACAACATCATAACAGTGGATATAGTTTACTAGGACTTCCATATCTTCACCTTAAAAGAATAAGTCAGATGCTTTTGGGTTTCTAAAACTCATGCAGTTTTGAAGCATGGCTTCATTGTACCCATCTTGACAAACTACGTAGAGTTTATCGAAAGTTTCTTTTGATACTGGGGAGACTGATAAATCTTGGCATACACTAAGATACCATTCGTAATCTAAGCCTCTGCTCCAAGCATCAGCGATTAGGGCTGTAGCTTTGTCTTTGCTTCTGATAACTTCATCAGACTTTTCAATTTTACTGTTCACGATGTTCTACCTCTCTGTACGTTCGTCGATAGTATATAATAAGCTGTGCTAACTCGTTGCTTTTAACATCTGAACGTAGCAGTTGCCAATCAAAACCTTTACCGACTCTTCCATATAAGCTAAATAATTTTACTTTGCGTTTCATTTTGGTACTCCCAATACTCAGAGGACAATACTAATACGTTCACCCTTGAGGACCCCTGTACGGTCTCTTGCAATCTTACCATCAACAATAAGGATATGCGCAGACTTTAAAGATTCACTATTAAAACCTTTTACGAACTTACTAGGCATCACCACAATAAGCATCTCCTGAATCAACTCTGGAGTATAGCAATTGTCGTGAAGTTGCTGGATAACGTCTGCAAGTTTCATATAACCTCCTATATAAGATATTGTATAAGGTACTCTTCCCTGAGCACCTTGTCAAGATAGTTTTGCAAACTCTCCGTGGAGTTTTATAGCAGCTTCACAGTAAGCTTTATGGGCTTCTTCTTCTGTTGTGTACGTCCCGATATGTATAGTCTTACCATTATGGTTAATCTGGGCTTTCCACTTACCAGACTTACTTCTACTTGTACCTTTTAAGTTTTTTGATGTTCTAGGTTGCCTCCTATTAGACATGTTCTGTTCTTTTGTGGCCTCTCTAAGATTGTCCCAAGCATTATTCAAACCGTTCCCGTCTTTGTGGTCAATATGATTGTCAGGCCACTTACCTGTCATCCAGAACCAAGCAATTCGGTGATTGCCTGTCCTGTATCCTAAAATCTGGGTTTGCATATACACACCAGACCTTGTGCGCTTGATTGTACCAGCCTGTCTTCCAATTACCACCCTACTGCTATGTGGAGGTCTGCCAATCCAAGTCAAGACCCCTGTTTCGGGGTCGTAGTCTAACCAAGATTTTAACTGTTCATGTGTGAATCCACAATCTCTCATCAATGTACCTCATACCACGATTTACCAACCTTTGCTGTACCAGTTACAAGTGTTTCTTTCCTCAAACCTAAGTTTTTTGAAGCTTGCCCATACATCCAGTCAGCAATTGCTTTCATATCATGTGTCATACCCTCTGGACATTCCCAACTATTTTCATCGTGATATGCCAGAAGTAACCTTGCTCCGATAGCTGGTTTTCGAGCATTCAGTTTTGTCAGGCCATCTTCACAGGCTTTTCTTGCTGCTAGGTTGATGGCCTCATTCTGAATCTGTGCTTCCGAACTCATCAGGAGGTAGTTCAGCAGTTTATGTGGAGATTTGCACCATATCCATGCTCCAGCGACCCTGATATAACCACCTTTAGCAATTGAAGAATTCTTCCCAAAAACCTCTTCCAGAGCCTTTTTAGACGCCTTAAAATCGGCTTCTAAGCTATCAAGTAACTTCTTAATCTTTGGCAGACGCATATAGTAAGTTTGTTTAGTCAATGCACCTTCTTCCGTAGATGATGCCTTGATAGTTTTTGCAAACTTCTCGTCTCCGGCTCCAAATAACAGGGCGTAGATGCCATTTTTGCTCTTCTTACGACCTTTTGTAATCTCGTGGAGAAGTTCCTCATCCTGTGTCTCCCTACAACGAACAATGTCTTCTTCCTTGTTCAGACCAAAGTAAATACTGTTCAGTGTATGCGCATCAGTCCCTGTGTAGACTTCATAGAGGTCATTTTCAGCATCATAACGCAGATACTTGTCAGTTTCTGGATTTAGGTACTTATCAAGATGCTTGCAGTAGTATCGTCCATCATCCTGTTTAGTGAACTCTACAAACTCTTTACCTTCAGTTACCGCTTTGGTGAAGTCTTTATCACCCATAAAGTTACACAGTAAAACAAGCTGTGCAGAGTTCTGGTCAACTGAAACGATATTAGTTCCTTCCTCGCAAATCCAAACCTCCCTCATAGGTGCTCCATAGACAGCAGCACCGGACGGTACGTTTACAATACCATATTGTGTCATACGTCCAGTTGAAGTACCAAACACCATTGCACCAGCACTAAGGCGACCATCAGGACGAATCTGGTTCAACCAACCTTTTTCATCATCCTTTGAGTTCTCAATAGTTCTGCGTCGGTGCATCAAAGTATAGTATTTAGCAATCTTCTGTCCAAGCTCACCTTCAATCGTATCATAAGATGATTCGGTAAGTTTTGGTGAAGTCCTAATCAGACAAGGTTCAAGCAAATCTGTGTACTTCTTCACAGACCAGTTATGCTCAATGTACTGGACACCTTCATGTTCAACATAACTCAAACCACACCGTTCCACCATTTCATCCCATTTAGGATGCTTGGTAATCATCTTTTTGTTGTCTTTGAAACGACAAACCTTAACAGGACGACCATCTGAGTCTTTCTTGTAGTTCCAGTCATCTGGAATCCAACCAACTGATTTCAAGTAGTCTTTAACAACTGCTACCTGAGTCATACGAGAAACTTCGAACTCAATTGGTGTATATGGTGCATCAATCAAACCTGTGTAGCGACTTGACTCAAGTTCAAAGTGGTTAACAACATGGCTGTTATAGTACTTCACAGTTTTAACTGTTTTTACTGGCTTCCAGTCTTTGCACTTCTTACCAATCTTTGCATTCAACTCATTGCAAATTGCACGAGCATCCTTCATTGCTACAAAACCTTCCTTGTACTCTTCACCAGTTACAGAGTTGGTTGGTGTATAGCAATTCCGCTTTTCAATGTTAAAAATCTTTGTAGTTGGCTTACCAAATGGTTTTATTTCGTATGTCTGCATCTCACCATTACGTACCTGCTGACGATACTTTGTCTTAGGGTACTTGGTAATTCTCTTCAGTCCATCTGCATGACCGAATGCTTCAACATACTCATTCCAAGCTTTTGCAAACTCTTCTCCAGTGACTTTGCCTTTGGTCTTAATAGTTGGAGGAAGATGTGGTTCAACTTCTGAAGCAAGCTCATTAGTCAACTTGTCAAGTTCCTTCACATGGAACTCCATAAGCTCTTTATCAGCTTTCCAACCATTGATAGCCTGTTGACTCATCCAGAAAGATGTTTCTTTAGCTCGCATGTAGGTTTCATAGGTATCTATGCCACACTTCTTCAGCTTGAGATATTCATTATCCAGTGCACGTTTAGCTTTGGCGTTAATACGGATATCTTCCACCACACGAGTGAAGATTTCTGCATTCCACACACCCCAATGTTCAATCTCTGGTTTACGTACACCAACACGAGCACCCCATGCTGCCAAACCATGAGCACCTTTATAGCCCTTTGGGGTTGGTCTATCCATCCACTGAACACGAGACTGGATAAGAGAATCCTGAAAGAAATTACTCCACGGTTTACACTTTGGATTATCAAAGTTCCACAAATCAGGTGCAATGTGATTGAAAACCCACCAGTCATATCCCAGACCATTATGGATGCAAAGTCGTTTTGCCTTTAACGCAAACTCAACACCTTCACGCAAGCCACCCTTAATGTACTTGGTATACTTGTGACCGAGGATAGGCTCGTCTGTAAAGACCCATACAGGTGGCTCTTCATCGTCAGATTTATAGTCTGCGAAAGCCATGACGTGTACTTTAGTGAACTCAAGGAGTAACCCATCAGTTTCTGTATCACCAACTAAGTGTAAGTTTTTAAAATCTACGTTTTCCATTTCTACTCCCTCTAAATCATTAACCTCATACATTACTGCAAAAAATTATAAAAAGCAAGTTGACAATGTACTTGACAAGGTGTTAATCTTTGCGAAGTGGGTTTTTACTTAAAAGGTTACTTAACAGTTTAACTATACAGATACTTTAAAACTCTTAAAAGATTATTTAATAGCTTTTAAAAAGCTTTAAAGTATAACGTATAGAATACGTTAAGATAAAAGATTAAAACTTAATAGTTACTTAAAAGAGGCTTACATGCAGAAAATGTTTGTTCACCCAGACATAGCTGACTTTGTTAGAGCTTTGCAGAAGTTGGAAGAACTTGACATTGCTGCTCAACGGGAATATGCTCACCATCACAGGAGAATGGTTGATATACAACATGAGATAGAGTTGTCTGAAAACTATGAAGATGACTTAAAATGCTCTGTATTTGAGCATATGAAAGATGTTGCTACAGCGAGGCGTAAAGCTAAAGACACAGTTGCTTTACTAGATTCTCTTAAAAAGAGGTTGCAAAGTGGTACAGACCTGTGTAATCTAGCGTCACTGATTAACGATGTTGAAACTTCTTGGGATAGACATTACTATCCACGTTCTGAAAAGACACTTGACTTTTCTTCATCCGAAAACTTAAAATGTTCTAGAAAGAAACTTAACAAACTGAGAGAGAAATAATATGAACACTACTGTAGACCAGATGCTTAAAGAAAAAGGTGTTGACGAAGCATTCTTAATCAATGCCGTAGAAAGCATGGCTATGATTCTTCGTGGAAACAACTATACAGAACAGTTTATGCCTGCAAGCTATAACTTACCTAAAGACAAGTCTGATGACGGTGCTTTTGCAGAACAGGTTAATATGATGCTGTGTGACAAGAAACTTGCTTTAGCATCTATCGTTGTAGGTGTTGATGCTCTTGCAGAGTTCATCTTTTATGAGATGCAGAAAAATGACTATATTGCCATGACCTCTGAAGAAAAAGACTCGCTACTACTCTTAGATGATAATGAGCTAGTTGACCTGTTAATTTCGTCAACGAGTGCTGTTATGGCTGCGCTTGAGAAGCGCATGGAAGAGAAGCTGTCACGATATGAAAAACTTGATTGGGGTGTAGAAGAGTTAAACACACGAATCAAAGAGATTATCCAGCAAACCAAAGATTCTTTGGAAGAAGCTGTGAAAGATGATTCCGTAGCTGATGTAGAACCACTACAGGTGAAGGTCGCTCTGATGATTCCAGCTATTTCTACAATGATGAATATCGTTGCACTAATCCAACTTTCTCAGATGTTGGGTGTAACCATTGAGTTCGTTGAGGAGATGACTGGTGGTGTCAGTATGCAAGCAATCAATGATGTTTTGGTAAACATTGGCGCTTCAATCATTGAAGAGAAGCTGCGTATTAACTTTGGTGATGATTTTGTGAAGCAAGTATCAGCTATGGCTGAAAAAGAGTATTCACAGATTAATACCGACCAACTGCGCTAAGTCTTTATAAACCTTACAAGCCTCCTTAGTTGGGGGCTTTTTAGTAATGAAGGGAAATAGAATGAGTAGTATTATTGCATTTACTGGAAAGGCACGTTCTGGAAAAGACACCTCATGTTCTATTGTCAAGAATATCTTAGAAGATGAGTATGGTTACAATGTTGCAGTAATGGCCTATGCAGACAATCTTAAGCTGTCTGCGTCAAAGATATTTGACTTGACATGGAATGACCTTTACGGAGAAACTAAAGAGACTCCACAGGTTTTTGATTTATCATACCCTGAACTTATGAGTAAAGTTACGGAAGCTATGGAGTTCACCTTCAGAGATGAACGTTACCATATGGACTTTAAGCTTATGTCTGAGTTAACCGGACGATTAATCATGGAACTTAAGAAGGTTGCTAAGCCAACTCTATTGACACGTCTGGGATTTAGCAAGAAGTATAAATTCTCATCAAGACAAATTCAACAGATTTGGGGTACTGAAGTTATCCGTAAAGTTATGGGTGACAAATTCTGGGCTAAAGACCTAGAAAAACGAATGGTAAATTTCTTTGATGTTTGCTCACTTAGGAATCAAGATGGTGTTGTTTTAATCAGTGACTTAAGGTTTGACTCTGAAGCTGAGTGGCTGAGTAGATTTGCACACCAGACTATTGAAGTAAAAAGAGACAATGTGGACAAGGTTTCATCACATGTTTCAGAAAATGGAATTTCTACCAAATATGCGCGTGACATTATCCAGAATAATGGTACTCTTGAAGACCTTGAAAGCAAGCTAAGAGCTATCCTGAAAATTTAAAAGAGAGAATGAAGATGAGAGTAAAAGATAATTTTAAAGTTATTGACCATCGTTTAGTGGAACTCTCATCTCTTTCCAATGAGGTAATGATTGAACGTCTTAAGAGAGTTGAATCACGAAGGAAAGAGATTGCAGATGAAATTCATGAACTGGACAAGATTGAGGACGGATTGAAGGCAGAACTACAACGTAGAGGTGCTAATGTCTAAAGGTCGTAAATTAAAAGAAGCTGGTCAGTTTATTGGTCATTGTGCATGTCCACGTTGTGGTTCATCAGATGCTGGTTCAATCTACCATCATGACGATGATTCTTATTCAATGACTTGCTTTAGTTGTAATAAAGGTTTCCCAGAGTGGGATTTTGATAAAGGACAAATCGTGAGCACTTATTCTACTGGTTCAGATAATAAAAACCGTACTTTCCGTGGAATGGATTTAGACGATGTAAAAGAAAACCTAGAAGCAATGGACTTGAAAGATAGGAAGATTCCTGCAAAAGTCCTTGAACGTTTAGGTATCAAGGTTGACATTGATAGTGACGGCGAAATTGACGCACATTTCTATCCAACTTACAAACGTAATGAAGATGGTAAGCTAGAGCACGTCGGTTATCGTGTACGTCACCGTTACCCAGAAGACCACCCAAAAGAACACCTACGTGGTAAGCTAAAAGACTTTTCAGGTGGTGTTGGGGACATTAAAGGTGAACTGGCAATGTTCGGTTCATGGATTGCTCCAGAAGGTGGTAACCGTCTATTCATTTGGGAAGGTGAGATGGAATGTGCCACAGCAATCTACATGACTTCTCTGGCGATTAAAGATAAGTCTCGTCGTAAGAATTACTGTCACGTATCTGTTCCATCGGGTGCAAACATTAAGTCTATCAAAGACAACTATCAGTACATCACATCATTTGATGAGATTTACTTGTGCTTTGATAACGATGAAGCAGGTGCTAAAGCTACCAAAGAGGCTGCTGGTATCCTACCTATTGAGAAGGTTCGTTTATTCCAGTACCCAGAAGGCGTAAAAGACCTTAACGAATGGTGGACAAAGTTCTATAAAGAGAAAGACACAGTTCTGGAAGGATTTAAGCAGCGTATCTACAATGCACCTCGTTACTGCCCTGCTGGTATCAAGAACTTTGCAGACGGTTTTGAGGCAATGAAGAATCGTGGTCAGATTCCATTGATTCCTTTCCCAGAGTCTTTCGGGGATTTGAACAGGCTGACTTATGGTGGTTATGGTTTAGGTGAGATTACAACCATTGCAGCACCATCTTCAGTAGGTAAGTCAGCTTACACTCGTGAGATGATTTATTCAGCTTGGAAAGAAACTGACTATAATATCGGTGTAATTCCTGTAGAAGATACCTATGAAGAGTTGATGGAGATGCTCTGTGCAATCCACCTGAGTAAACAGATTTCTGAGATTCCTTATGATGAACGGGATTGGGATGAATTAAAAGGAGCACACGCAGAACTGTCTAAAGGTCGTCGTATCCATATCGTTGACCATCAAGGGGCAATTGACCAAGATAACCTGCTAGAGTTTGTTGACTACCTTGTTAACAGTTTAGACTGTAAGATTATTATTCTTGACCCTATTACGTTGGCTCTGTCACGTTCTGATACGGATGAAGAAGAAGTTTTGTCTGAGCTATTGCGTCGTTGCAAACGCTACCAGTATGCGCAGGTAAACGTATGTCACGTTCGTAAGAGTGCAGGTGGCCAGAAAGCTAACTCTGAAGGTGGGGATATCTCTGAAGAGGATATTAAGGGTTCTGGTGCGTATTTCCAGATTTCCATGAATAATATTTTGTTAATGCGTAACAAGGTTGACCCAGACCCTGTTAAGAAAAACTTGACAAAAATCAAGTTAACTAAGTGTCGTCGTCATGGTAAGTCAACAGGTATTGCTGGTCATACTTGGTACAATCCAGACACAGGACGTCTTATCAAAGCTTCTGGATGTGGTGTTGATATTGATGGTGCAGCAGAAAATATCCGTCAACAGTTTGGCATTGGTGAAGCTGAAGACCATTACGATGACTCTTTACCTCATTATGAGGATGAAGTGTTTGACCGTGAGACTGGTGAAGTCTATACTGAAGAACAGCGTCAAAGCTCAACGATTCCACCTGTATTAAGTGAGGATGCAGATGACTGCCCATTCGAAACTGAGTGATAGTTATAAAAGAGAGGGGTTCACACCCTTCTTTGAAGAAAAAAGTTTAAATAAATTTCAGGAAGAGTATTTGACAAAGATTGATAGGTTCTATAGAATGCTCCACATGAAATGCAATGGGGGAGTTGAGATAGAACAAGATTTCCACCAGAGCATGATTACGGTCATCGTTGCGCTACCTCAGCATAATATTAGTTGGCTGTTTATAATTAAAGAAAATGTGTTTGAATATCAAGTATATCGGAGAATATCATGAAACACTCTAAAGCATTTGAAAAAGTTTTTGGGGATTCCTTAAAAGCCACTGCTGGCAAACCAGCAAAATACTATGAAGAGAAGCGTGTAAGAACTGGAAAAACTGCACGTAAAGCAGCTTCTAAAGATAAGCACAACTTCCAGTAATTAATGTTTGACAATAGAGTATCAACAAATTAGAATTGGTACTCTTCATAAATTGAGATAGAGGTTTAAATAATGTCTAAAGTTGTTAAAATGAAAGCTCCGGTAGAGAAGTACAATGGTACTGAACGTCAAACTCTGCGTTACCTGCTGAAAGATGTTTGGTTTTATTACCTGAACACTTCACCACGTCCGGCAAAAGGTAAATCCATTGATAAGAAATTCCCAGGAAAAGATTGTAACTACAGTGTTTCAATTCTGGCAGAAGATGGTAACAAGCTGTTTAAAGAGTTTACTAAGTCTAAGAAAAACCCAGAAGGTTGGGATAAAGTTACTACTGAAGCAGTTGATGCAGATGACTTCGAAGAGAAGTTTGGTTGCAAACCACCATTTGAAGCAGATACTTACCACATCTTGAAAGTAAGTCGTGCAGCAGCTTATAAAGATGGTGCTGTGTGGACAGCTAAACAGTCATTCCCTGTAATGCTGATTGAAGAAGTAAATGGTAAGCGTGTAGCTGTTAAACAGCCGATGAAGAAAATCAAAGCTCAAGCATCTGACAAACATGAAGATGACAAGAACTATGATGTAATTCATCCAGATATTGCAGTCGGTAACGGTTCTTTTGGTAGTGTGATTCTTTCTACTCACTTCTACACTTTTGAGAACAATGTTCTGACAAAACCTATTCAGGAACAGTTTATCATTGATACTCTTGTACCTTACACTGGTGGTAACGGTGCTAATGGCGAACCTGAACTGGATGAAGACGAACTGGCTATGCTTGGTCTTGATGGTGTTGAAGATAACGGTGAAATCACTGAAGAAGATGCAAAAGACCACAAACCTTCGAATGATTCTGATGATGGTGACGATGAAGACTTGCCAGACCCAGATGACGAAGAAGATGAAGACTTCGATACAGAAGACTAATCTCTAAAAGTTACTTTAAAGCCCTGTACTTAGTATGGGGCTTTTTCATATGGAGAGTCACAATGGAGAAGTATACACTAACAAAACTTCCCGATTCAGTTACACATGTCTTTATTGACTCTGACAGTATTGCCTATAAAGGTGCTTGTGTAGTTGAGAAAGCAAAATATAAGTATGTCAATAAACTCACAGCAGAAGAGTCTGAACCATTTGATAATGCAAAAGACGCTGCAAGATGGTTGGCAGACCAGAGAATCTTTGTAGAAGAGCTTGGCCTAGCATTTGATGAAGATGAATGGGAAAGACAGACTTGGAAAGAAGCTAAGAGTGAAAAAGAAGCCATCATGGCTACTCAGCAGGTTCTTCAGGAATGGCTTAAGGTTGTTGGTAAAGAAAGAACTTGGGTAGGTTACTTGACAGAGAAGGGTGTGCATAAACATAAAGACGTTAAAGGTCTTGAGCACCAATATCAAGGTAACCGCAAAGATGCTGTCACACCAACACATTTAGTTGCTTGTCGTGAATATCTTTTATCCAGACCAGAGTTCAAACTTTTAAGGGGAGGATTCGAAGCCGATTCAATCGTAATTGCTAAAGCTGAAAAGATGGGTAAGAAAGCTGCTCTTATGAGTATTGACAAAGACCTTCGACAAGCTGAAGGGACTTATTGTATTGATATGACTTATGAAAAGTCACCACTAATTTTTATTGCTGACAACAATGTTGGTGATATCTGGGATTGTCCTATCAAATCAAAACCAAAAGCTGCAAAAACAGTTGGTGTAGGTTTTAAATTCTTGTGTTATCAGGCTGTTGCTGGAGATAATGCAGACAACTACTTCGGCCTTAAAGGTGCTGGTAAAGTAGCTGTGATGAATGCTTTAGAGGGTAAAGAGACCTACAAAGAGTGTCTTGATGCTATCTATGAACTTTATGCTAAAAAAGATTCTTATACCTATGTGTCATGGGATGGACAGACCGTTACAAAGACACCATTAGAGTTAATGGAACAGCATTTCTGGGTGGCATATCAAGAGAGAAATCCAAAAGATAATTTCTCTTTTAAGAAATATAATTGGGAGCCGTGTATGAATGAAGATTAAAGGTTTTGGCAATTGTCCTACCTATGGTCATTGGGTATCTTTGTGTGGGGAAGTTGAACCCACTAAACATTTTGGTTTTGTCTATTTAGTACACTGTAAGAAGACCGGACAATATTATATCGGAAAGAAACAGCTTAATAGTGTGACCAAAAGAAAAGTTGCTGGCAAGACTCGGAAGAAGGTAGTCACTAAGGAGAGTGATTGGATGACTTATGAGACTTCTTCTGAGTATATTAAAAAAGATATCGAGAGCTTTGGAAAAGAATTTTTTGACTTTTACATTATCCAAACCTACTACACGAAAGGTGGTCTAGTTTATGGTGAAGCAAACCTCCAACATAAATTCGATGTAATGACAAAAAGGATTGACTCTAAGCTCAGACTCTTCTACAATGCCAATATTGCAGCAATTAAGTTTATCACTAAAGAAACTTATGAAGATGCTGAAAAAAGAATCCATAAGGTAATGAAAGCGAATTGTGCTTGATAATTATTGAGAGAGAATAAAATGTTTAACAAAAGTAAAGCTGTGAGTCATGTAGCAAAGGTTGACAGCAAGATTGAAGAACTTGAGCGCATTCTTGCAAATGCCAGAGAGTCAATAATTAAAGAAGTTGAAGCTGTTGAGTCTCAAATGCAGCACCTAATGCTTAAACGTCAAGAACTACGTGAGCATCTGGAATATATTGAAACACGAGAGCTAAAGGTTAACAGATATTTTAAGGAGTCCAAATGTTTAACTCAAGAGAATCAGTAAAAAACTGGAATCTTCGTTGTGGAAACACTCAAAAGCAACCTTACAGTGATGAGTATTGGGAATCTTTGAAATCCCAGTCTCTGTGTATGCTTGAAGAAGCAAAAGAGCTTGTAAAAGCAATTGAAGAGAAAGACCCCATTGAGACACTGGATGCTCAGGCAGATTTGCAATATGTTCTTGACGGTTTGATTTACCTGTCACAACATGACCACAATGGCGCTATGGAAGCTGTTTGCCATAATAATGACCTGAAGTATACAGACGACTATGAAGAAGCTTTGAAACGTCTTGCAGATATTGAGAAGCGTACTGGTCAAGAGTGTGTTATCAGAATGTCAGTAGTTGATGGTAAAGAGTGGTATGCAATTGCTCGTGCAGCCGATGGGAAGATTATGAAGCAATCAAATCTCCCTAAAGTACAGCTTGGTGAATACATTGTAGAGCTTGAAAGCCAAGAACTTTTTGTGGTAGTATCTGAGACATGCGTTATCTGCAAAGGTATTGTAGGTAGCTTAAAGGATTTGGGTGTAGATGGTTTTGTAGAAGTTAATCCAATTACCTCTAAAGCAGATAAAGATTTCTGTAAAGAGAATGGACTATGGATTGCAGATATTATCTACTATGATGGTGAGCAGTTCCATGTAACCTCATACCCGAAACTGAATTATGATGCTAATAACCTGAAGTGCTGGTTAAAAGGGGTTGGTTATAATGGATTCACAGAACATTAATAAAGAAGGTGTGGCTCAGAAGAGCCACTTCTCAAACTACAATATTTCTATGACGGTGTTTATGAATGACCCGTTACTTGAGAAGTATGGTGAGACTCCAGATACACTTCTGGATAATGAACAAGTTTTAAAAGCAGTCCTGTACAAATATGGGATTGATATTGAGAAAGAGTATTCCTTTGAAATCTGCCTACACAGAAATACTTTTGGTAAAGTTGTAATGGCTCCACTCTTCATGGGTGTAGAAAGAACTGACTATGGTTGGTTATATCTAAAAAGAAACTTGGAGAAATACCGTGTCTAAAGCAAAAAAGCTATCTTATGATGACATTATCTCAGGTGCTAAGTTAGGTGTTGACAGTATCGGACAAGATGTTAAGCACGGAGACACAGTTATGTACTGTGATGACCGAAGAGGGAGAAGTGCAATCTTGTTTGGAAGAATTGTTTGCAAGATGCGAGGTAATTACGTTGTTGCAGACATGGATGTGAACGTTACACAAAAACTTGAAACACTTATGGATGATAATACATCATCATGGTTCTCCCTGAATTGTATGCACACTTCTTCAGTCACAAAAGTAAGTGATAAGTTTTACGATATGTGGCAGAATGAGCAAATTTTCAAGATTTAAACTAGGGAGCCTCTTCGGAGGCTCTTTTCATCTGTAGGATTTAAAAATGATTAAGACAATTAAAAAATCAAACGGTACAGTAGTAAGCTTTGACCCAGAAAGACTGAATAAGTGGGCATCATGGGCAGACAAGCGTGGAATTATCTGGTCAGAAGTCACTATGGAAGCTATGAAACGTGTCTATGAGGGTTGCACTACAAAAGAGATGCACCAAGCCATGATTGATGTTTGTGTTGATAAACAAACTCAAGAGTACTCAGACATGGCTGGACGACTACTTCTGGGTATTATCTACAAAGAAGCCTTTGGAGGCTTTACTAAGGTTCCTACGCTGGTTACCTTCGTTAAAAATATGGAGAGAGCAGGGCTTTGGGAGAAGATGGACTATTCTCAGGAAGAGCTTGAATACCTGCAAGGTTATATTGTGCACTCAAAAGATATCTCTTATGGTTATGCAGTCCTGAAACAGTTCAGAGACAAGTATGGTATCCGTGATATTAAAACTGGAAGACTTTTTGAGTCACCACAATTTATGTTTATGGGTATGGCTATGAAAGCCTTCGAGAAGCAACCAAAGCACCGTAGACTGCAAGATGTTATCAAGCTGTACACTTACCTATCTGACCTGAAGATTAATGCTCCTACGCCTTATCTGAATGGTTTAAGAGCTACTAAATCAGGTTATGCGTCATGCTGTTTGATTAAGGCAAATGATACTGCTGAATCTCTAGGTATTGCCGCAAAGGTTGCCTATGACATGACCACAAAGCAAGCTGGTATTGGTATGCTGATGGAGACTCGCACCATTGGTGATGGTATCCGGCAAAACACTATTGAGCACATGGGTAAACTACCTTATTACAAGCTTGTACGTTCATCTGTAGAGGCAAACAAACAGAAGAGCCGTGGTGGTTCAGCTAACAACTTCTACACTGCTCTAGACCCGCAGATTGAAGATTTACTGCGTTTGAAGCACCCTACAACGGTTCCTTCGAAACGTATTAATGAGATGGACTACTCATTCGGCACAAATGATTATTTCTGGCAGTGTGTTCAATATGATACCGATTGGTTGCTATTCTCTTACAAGGATGCACCAAAACTCTATGACATGTTCTACACAGCATCTGCTGATGAGTTTGCTATGGCAGTTGGTCACGCAGTCCATTCAGGTGTTAAGCACAGACGAGTAAAGGCTCGTGAAATTGCTAAACTGTTTATCCAACAGCGTTATGCAACAGGCCGTGTGTACCCATTCTTCACGAATAATGCAAACACACATACACCATTTAAAGAACCTTTAAAGATGTCAAATCTTTGTATGGAAATTGTGTTGCCAGTGTATGGATTTGAGAAGGAGACAGACCTTTACAGAGATGATGCTGTGAAAGAGGATGGTGAGGTAGCTCTTTGCTTCCTAGCTAGTTTGGTTGCAGGGAGAATTTCAGAAGATGAATACGCTGACGTTGCTTATTATGCTCTTGCAATGGTTGACTCCGTTATCGACCTTATGGATTATCCGTATCCGTCGATGCGCAACCATGTTCAGAAGCGTCGTTCTGTTGGGATTGGCCTTACAAATGTGGCTCATTACCTTGCGAAAAACTACGTGAACTACTCTTCAAGAGCAGGTAAGACAAAGCTTCATGAGCTTGCTGAAATGCACTCTTACTACTTACACGAAGCTTCTTTAAGACTTGCTAAAGAACGTGGTGTGCCTGAGTATATGCAGTTCACTAAGTATCCTGAAGGTTGGGTTCCTCCGAAAACAGCTAACAGGAAGATTGATGAGAAGCATGATGCAAAACTTCGTTATGATTGGGATGACTTAGCACAACGTATTAAAGAAAATGGTGGAATCCGTAACTCTGTATTAGAAGCTTACATGCCTAATGAGAGTTCTTCACTGGCAACTAATACGACAAATGGCTTGTATCCAATTCGTGACTTTATTCTAACTAAAAAGTCTGCAACTGGTAACGTACTGTTTATTGTTCCAGATTACGAAGAGTTGAAGTATGTCTATGAAATTGCTTGGGATATTGACACCTTTGACCTGATTGATTGTTATGCAATTGTTCAAAAGTTCACTGGTCAAGCTATCTCTTCAGATTTCTATGTTGACTACGCAAAGTCTAAGAAGGTATCATTGGCTCAAGCTTTGAAGTACATGATTTATGCCAACTCAGTAGGTATGAAAACCATGTACTACCTTAACAGTCGCATTGGTGTAGGTAAATCTGCACTGCAAGATGCTTATTGCGAGGGTTGTGGTGTTTAGTTTTAATAACTATGAGGGTCGTAAAAGACCCTCTAAAATTAACTTTGGAGAAACTATGAAAGACTTAATAGCAAATCACGAGTGGCCCATATACTTGCTCCACAAACCTCGGAAAACGATGTACTATGTGAGTAGCACAGACATGATGATAAAACAAAATGATGACTCATGGGTTGCTGGTGTCTCTTACATCTCTACAGCAGATGGTAAAATCTACGCAAGACCTTATGAGATGTTCAATGAAGAAAATTGGGAAGTTTTAGACAGAAAACAAGCCTTAGAGATGATAAAGAAAGGAGAAATCACACTATGATTAACCAACACCCAATCTTTTTAGGTGGTGAGAGAAAGACCTTCGACTCACTTAATAAACACTACCCAAAAATCTTTGAGCTATATAAACAACAAAAAGCACAAGACTGGTCAGAAGATGAGTTCCCTTTTGAACAATCACGTCTTGATTTTGAGAGTGTACCAGCATCAATGTCAGGTGTAATGCTTGAGATTCTTAAGTGGCAGTGGGAAGCAGATACCCAAGTTGCTAAGAGCTTGGCATTTGCCTTTGCACCATTTATCTCTGATGACATCTATGCAACTGCAATCATGAAGCAGTCTGAGATTGAAAACCTACATGCTCTTACTTACTCAGAGATTGTAAGGCAATGTATTAAAAACCCTGAAACAATCTTAGATGAGATTAACCAGAATGTTGCTGTACAAGACCGATTAAAAACTGTGAATCGTGTTCTTGAAGAATTACTGGATGAAGGTATAAACTATCGCCTGAGTTATGTCCGTGATTCACTTCTGGACAAAGACCCTTTACACTTCCATAAAGTGATTCTAAAAGGCCTATTTGCAGTGACTGCACTTGAAGGTATTTCTTTTATGGCATCCTTTGCATGTACTTTTGCACTTGATGCTCAAGATAAATTTCAAGGTATTGCTCAAGCTGTACAGAAAATTATGCTTGACGAAATCCTTCACACTAAAATTGATATTGAAGTTTTAAAAGAAACTTTAAGAGATGATGAGTGGCAAAAAGCTTTCCAACAAATTCTTCCAGAGATTAAAGTAATCTTAGATGAAGTAGTTGAAAGCGAAGAAAAATGGTCGTATTATATCTTCTCCGAAGGACGTGCTGTAGTTGGGTTAAATACAAAACTTCTTCATGAGTGGGTTTACTATAATGCTGCCCCACTGTATGATATGTTTGGCATTCCCAGAGATTTTGTAGCTCCTAAAGAACCACCTTTGAAGTATATGATTAAGAAGATGGAAATTGATAAAGAGCAGAATGCTAATCAGGAGCAACAGAACGGTGCGTATCTGTTGAATACTGTTGTAGATGATTTGAATAGTGGATTTTTAGAGGTTCCTTAATGACTTATGTAATTTACTCCAAAACTGGATGCCCTCAGTGTGAGACTGCAAAGAATTTTGCAAAAGCTCGTGGTATTGACCATGTTGTGAGAATGTTAGGGCAGGACTATGAGCTATCGGAGCTAATGGACATTGCACAGATGCCAGTTCGTCAGATGCCATTCATCATGAAAACTGATGGACAAAACCTAAAACCTGTTGGGACGCTACAGAATTTTATGGCAGAGGTGAATAATGCTTAAACGCCTTTGGGAAGGTTTGGTTATTGATGCACCAGTTATTGTAATTGGTATGCTTATCGCTAACCTATTTACTGACCTTAAACAAGGTTTGTTGTTTGGAGTCATGTTACTATGGGTTATATTTGAAATCCTAGAGATACATCTGGGCATCACTGAAAAACTAAGAGAACTCTTTTCAAAGTTTTCTAAAAAGATTTAAAATGAAAGGGTCTCTTCGGAGACCTTTTTAGCATGTAAAGGGGCAATAATGAACAAAGTACAAATTATTAAAAAGAATGGCTCACTTGAAGAACCGGATATCAAAAAAGTTTTAGCAGCAGTCACAAAGTCGGCTAACAGGGTTGGGTATAAAGAACTCCCACCAGATGTTACCCAAGCTCTTGAGTCAGCATTTATGAGGATTCTGGTAAAGTCCACTAAGCAGAATAATTTACTCGTTTCAGTAAATGATATCCACAGTATCGTTGAAGGTGCTTTGGCAGAAGTAAATCACGAGATTTATGAGTCTTACTCAACATACAGAAATTACCGTAAAGAGGTTGCTCAAAATTGGGATGAACTTTACCAAAAGACTAAAGACACACTCTTCTTAGGTGACCGTGAAAACGCTAACTTTGACAGTAGTTTAATTTCTACAAAAGGCTCAATTATTCGTGGTTACCTGACTAAAGAAATCTTTAAACAGTACCATTTAACACCAGAGGAACTTGAAGCCATTGAAAAAGGGTTTATCTACATCCATGACTTAAGAGACCTAATTTTTGGTGGGATTAACTGTTGCCTGTTTGACATTGGTAAAGTACTGAAAGGTGGCTTTGAAATGTCTGGCATCGAATACTGTGAACCAAAATCTGTACTGTCAGCCTTACAAGTTATTGGTGATGTAGTGCTTTCAGCAACTGCACAGCAATTTGGTGGTTTTACTTTAGCAGAGATTGATAAGGTGCTTGTACCGTATGCTAAGAAGTCTCTACGCTATCATGCTGAGAAAGCAGCATCTTACGGTATTCCTAAAGAACATTACCATAATTATGTCATGGAGCAGCTACAGCTTGAATTAACACAGGGTTTCCAGTCACTAGAGATGAAGCTAAACACTGTACCTTGTAGCCGTGGTGATTTTGCATTCACAACTTTAACATTTGGTTTACTTGACTCAGACATGTCTAATGAAGACAACCGACTACAATACATGATTGCAAACACCATTCTTGATGTTCGCATGAATGGACAAGGTAAGAGCAAGAAGCCTGTTGTATTCCCTAAACTGGTTTATATTCATGACCAGAAGAGACACGATGAGAATATCTGTCAAGGTCAACTGTACAGTAAAGCTATTGAGTGTTGCTCTAAAGCAATGTATCCAGACTTCTTAAGCGTATCTGGTCATGGTGCTGTAGCAGAAGCTTTTGAGCGTTCTGGCAAGGTAATTTCACCGATGGGTTAACAAGCTCTATAGCTCATCTAAAACGTGCCTAAACAGGGAAACTCTACAGGTGTAGACAATCCTGTGCTAAATGATGTACGATGTAAGAAACTATATAAAATAGGAGTATTACATGCCAAATTATCATGTTACTGAGGACGGAAGAGTCTTTAGGAAAAATGGTGTAGAACTTACGCAGTGGAAATCCAACACTGGTTATATGAAAGTAAGGTTTTATGGAAGGAAGAATCGTGACATGTATGTCCATAGGTTAGTTGCTGAAAAGTATGTACCTAACCCTAACAATCTTCCAATTGTAAAACACAAAGATGATAACAAACTGAACAACCATGCTTCTAACTTAGAATGGGGAACTCATTCTGAGAATGTTAAAGAAGGCTATGAGAATGGTTGCTACAAGTTTTGTAAGCGTTCATATGCTGTGAAGGCTACACATAAAGTGACAAAAGAAGTTATTGTTGCTAAGTCAATACGAGAGTTATCTAATGTACTTGGGTATAATCGCAAGACTATCTCTTCAATATTGAAGGGTGTAAAAGAGTATAATAACTTTGAACATGATTTTGAGTACATTTAAATGCCGAACGACTAACCGTGATGAATGTAGCGGTGTAGGGTCAAGCGACTCGAAATGGTACGCTACTTAGAAATAAGTAGAAGATATAGTCTGGACTTACTGGTGACAGTAAGCAGCTTGAATAAAGCGGGGTAAGCGTAGCGAACTTACCTGAACAACAAGTGTAGAGCGTTTTTATCACCATATCATAACGAAGATGGTGAAGAGTTTTATGTAGGTCGTGCTAACATTGGTGCTGTATCTTTGAACTTACCAATGATTTATCAGTATTCTAAAGAGAATGGTTTGGATTTCTGGAAAGAACTTGATAAGTACCTAGAGATGATTCGCAGCTTCCACAAGAAACGCTACGAAATGATTGCTAATATGCCAGCAAGTTCTAACCCTCTTGCATTCACACAAGGTGGTCTGTACAAAGGGACTAAGAAACCTACTGACAAGGTTGGTTGGGATATCGTGAAGTCTTTCACAGCTTCTTTTGGGGTTACTGCACTTGATGAGTTATCTGTTCTTGCTGAGGGTAAACGACTTCATGAAGTTGGAAGCTGCAGTTTTGCATACGATGTTCTGGCATACATTAACATGAAAACTGAAGAGTTTAAGAACGAAGATGGTTTCTTGTATGCGGTATATGGCACTCCAGCAGAGTCATTGTGTGGAACTCAGCTAAAACAGTTCAGAGATATGTTTGGCGTTATCAAAGGTGTTTCTGATAAGGAATATTTTACAAACAGTTTCCATATGAATGTTGCAGCAGATATCTCACCATTTGAGAAGCAGGACTTAGAAGAACCATTCTTCCATATCTGTAGAGGTGGCAGAATCCAGTATGTAAGGGTAGCTAACCCAGAAAACTTACCAGCACTTAAAAGTTGTATTACAAGAGGTATGTTGAAGGGTTTTTATCAGGGACTCAACTTTGACTTAGCAATCTGTGAACATTGTGGTAACAGGCCAAAGGCTGATGTTGAAGAGTGTGAGGTTTGCCATTCACATGACATCTCTGTGATTAACAGGGTGTGCGGGTATCTGGGATGGACTAAGATTAAAGGTGAATCCCGAATGAATGATGCAAAAATTGCTGAGATTCGTGATAGAGTCTCTATGTAAAACTTGACGAGGTGATGTGAGTCTTGATAGGCTTACATCACTTTTTTATTGGATGTTAGACATGGCAGAGAGTATTATTGGGTTGTTCATAGGTTCTGTCTTACTAGGGTTCTTTTTAGGACTTTCTTATTGTGAATTGAGAGATAAGTTAAAATGTTTAAAATATCAAAAACGTTGATATACATACTCCGCATTCTAATCTTCTTCTTTGGGGTTAGTGTTATGGTATGGGGTTTTTCAGACCCACAATGGAGTTTATCATATCATGGACAAATGGATTTATGGTCATGCTTCAAACCATTTTTAGGGTTAGCTATAGCATTCAGTGCATTACCAACTAGGGTGAAATTATGATTAAGTTGAACCAAAAACAGTTAGAGTGGGTTAAAGACTACGCCTCAGAGTGTGGCTCTTGCGAAAAGAATCACGTAAAATACTCAACATTCCATACAGTCTTCACATTGTACATCAGCGACAATGTTCTAAGTGATTCCGTGGAAGACGGTGTAGCGTTACCTAATGAGTTACTTGATAAACTAGCTGTAGTCACTGGAACTTGGTCTGAAGAAGACGGTCATGAATTATCTGATGATGTTGTCTTCTACACTCTTGAAAACATCATGAATCCAGAGTACATTATTCTAATGACTTGTGCACAAGACTGTGTGCCATTACAAAACTTCATTAAAGAACACTGTGAAGAATTTATTACTAAACAGGTTCCTTGTCAGGTAGTGTTTGAATAAGTAAAGCAATTAAATAATATTGGTGAGGTAACTAGATGAATTACATGGAGATTCGACCATTTGACACAGCTAATGGTGAAGGGGTTCGTGTAAGCCTCTTCGTAGCTGGCTGTAAACATCACTGTGAAGGCTGCTTTAACAGGGAGTCTTGGAAGTTTAATGCTGGTAAAGAGTTTACTTATGCAAACCTCTACGGCATCATTAAGTTAATGGATGATAATGCTATCAGTGGGCTGTCAATACTTGGTGGGGAACCTCTGGATGACAGAAACATTCAAGAGGTCACCAACATATGCAAGCGTATTAAAACTGTTTATCCAGAAAAGTCTATATGGCTTTGGACAGGTTTTCAACTACACGAAAAAATCCACTTAGATGTTATGAAATATGTTGACGTGGTGATTGATGGTAAGTATGATTCTTCTAAACCAACAGTTAAACCATATCGTGGTTCTGATAACCAAAACCTCTGGAGAAAAGAGTATGGATGGCAAGGCGATTGTCAATGGCGAGCAGAGTAAATCTCGTCGTAAAATTGGCTACGGGAAAGGTGAGATAATGATTATCTCTTTTAATAGTGCTTTATTAGGTACTTATAAGGTCAAGACCGAACTCCTTGATGAGTGGAAAAAGTATACAAACTCACTGTTCGGTAATGTTGGAATGGAAGCTTTAGCAGAGATTGAGAAGGCGGGAACATTCGAAGTTGTTGGTAAAGGCCACTTTACAATGTTCTACAGAACAAACCTAAACGTTGGTGACAGTATTGTTGGTGTTACTGAAGAAGAACTTAAAACATTTTGTGAAAAGATTGAGAGAGATACGAAATGGGAATCTGGAACAGTTTTAAATCAAAAATAAAAGCAGCACTGGCATCACTAGGTATGCTCACTGGTGTTGACGTTACTCATCTCATGCAGAACTTCAAGATGGATGAGAAACTAGCTAATGAGATTATGAAAAGCATCTATGTAGGTCGTGGAAAAGGTGGTAAAAAACAAGCACATCGACCAACTGGTGCAGCAGCAATTAAACGTGCAGCTAAAAAAGCTCGTAACCGTAAACGTAACAAGAAGGCTAAATAATCATGAGCAAAGTTTATAACACTCGTAAATTACAGATTTTCGTACTGTGCCAGTTTATGGCTAAAGAGTATAACTACTACTATTGTGGTACAGGATTCATTAGTGATAATGACGGCTCATATCTACCATTCAAAGAGGCTGTAAAACTCTTCAATGAAGAGAAAAGCTCTAAGAAAGATATTGAAAAGGTTAAGCTAACCTACAGCAAGAAAGATAAGAAGATTATCTGCCTAGATAACTTTGTGAAAGTTACTGGAGAAGCAAAAGAGTTTATGGATGAGAGTGAAATCTCATTCACAAGCATCTTGAAAGTAGCTCAGTAAACAGATACTATAAGGGGACTGTAAAGGTTCCCTTTTTTATTTTGGAGATAATATGTATCTGTCAAATCTGAAACGTTCGGTTGCAATGTCAGTTCTAAGACTCAGCTTTGAGGAACGTCAAGAGTTCATTGACACCCACCAATATGACCCTTCTAACTCTAATCACATGATTCTCTGGAATCGTGATAGTACTCGTGAAAGAGCACTATTCCGCTATTACCCACATTACACCATAGATAACCTGTATGAATGTTTTGTTGTAAAGAACACCATTACAGTACTCAATAAGCTTTGTAGATACACAGGTAACCAGTCTTTCACACTAGGCCACCATAAACCTGTTACAAAAGGTGGTGAGCATCACTGTGCGAACTGGTTTATCCAAACTAAAACTGATAACCAGAAGCAAGGAGATAATCTTCTAAGCACTCCTAAGATGACCTATGAAGAGCAAGAGAAATATATCAAAAATAATATGCCAGATGTGCTTGACAACAACTATACAGATTTGGCAATATCTCTCCTGTTGAAGTTCGAGACAGTTTATAGGGCAACTTACAATGGCTAAAGAGAAGTGGGAAATTTTACCATTAGTGAGTGAAGGTGGTAACGGTTGTGAGATGTACATGATACGAGGTCATGTTCCAGAACCAATTGCACTTGAGATGGTAAACAATTTTACAGATGGTTCTTACAAAGACTTAGGAGAACCAACTGTCAAGCAACAATGGGTTAAACCTGTACCAGACAGCACAGGTAACTGTAGTGTACTTTATCACGTTGTAGACCCTGCAAAATGCAAATCTGCAATGGCAGTAACAAACGTAACTTTTGATTGAGAGAGAAAACCATGAAAACATCTATCCGTGTTACAGTTCATTCACCAACTAAAGGAACTCATGAAGAAGAGTTTAACATCATCCAATTCCCTTCTGGTGAGATTGGTGGAAACTTTTCACCAGAGTTTGTTGATTTTACTGCTTATGCAGCATCATCTATCAACAATGTGGTTATGATTGTAAAAGGTTATGATAAAGATACATTGTTTGCTGTGGCACTTGCTAAAGAGGCGGTGGACAACTTAGTACCTCATAAGTTTGCTATGAAGACCATTATCTTTTACTATTTGCCAAATGCACGCTATGACCGTCACATGTTTAAAGGTGATGCAGCAGCTTTGAAAGTGTTTGCACAACAGGTTAATGCAATGGGTTTTGATGCAGTCTGTGCAGTTGACCCTCACAGCTATGTACCAGATAACCTGTTTAACTGTTTCCAGGGTATTCCTCAAAATGAAATTGCAGTCCACTATGCAAATGACCCACTTGTTGATTACTTAGTAGCCCCAGATGCAGGTGCTTCTAAGAAGATTGCAGAAACTGCTAAAGAGGTGGATAAACCATACATCACAATGTCTAAAGTACGTAACCTTAAGACTGGTGAAATTACTGGTATGCGAATCCTTGATGATGTTGATTTGACCGATAAAACTGTTATGATTCTCGACGATATCTGTGATGGCGGTCGAACCTTCATAGAAGCAGCTAAACATCTTCGTGAAGCAGGTGCAAAACGTGTGGAACTCTATGTAACACATGGTATCTTCTCTAAAGGTGTTGAAAACCTTCTTGACAATGGTATTGACCACATCTACACTACAAACTCTTTAGGGGAAGCTAAAGACCGTGGTTTAACACATTATGGTCAAGTTACTGTAGCAAACCTTGATTAAAACTTTATAGGGGCTTAAAAGCCCCATTTTGAGAGAGATTAAAAAGATGACTAAATCACTTTATGCAGTACCAGCAGGTTTAAATGCGGATGCTTACAAATCTGGCCATATTTATCAGTATCCTAGTGCAACAGAGTACTTGATGTTCAACCTGACACCACGTAGTGATAAATGGTTTAACAGTCCTTTAGCAATTGACGGTGTAGTTGCTTTTGGTATTCAACGTTTTGTTAAAGATTACTTGGTAGACCACTGGAATGCCACCTTCTTTGAACGTGACAAAAAAGAAGCAATTGACGAAATCTTAGAAGTCATGAACGGTGTTCTGGGTAAAGATGCTATTGGTAGAGAACATTGGGAAGCACTTCACGACTTAGGTTATCTACCAGTTGAAGTATACGCTGTAGAAGAAGGCACAGTTGTTCCTATGCGTGTACCAATGATTGTCTTCCAGAACACTGTTTCAGGTTTCCATTGGGTAGCTGGGTATCTGGAAGATGCTTTCTCTGCTGAGATTTGGAAGGCTTGTACCATTGCAACTATTGCATTGCACTACAAACGTATCTGTAAGAAGTGGTCTGACCTTACTTGTGATAACGACTTACATTTGCCTTACCAGTGCCATGACTTTGCTATGCGTGGTATGTCAGGCTTTACTGATGACGCATTTAACGCTGTAGGACACTTAACCAGCTTTAAAGGAACTGATAGCTTCCCTGCTGTATATACAGCTAAACGTATCTATGGACAGTCCTACCCAATCTCTGAGATTGGTAGCTCTGTACCAGCCACTGAACACTCTGTAATGTGTGCAAACATTGCTTGGGAAGGTGGTAGTGAGTTGATTGAAGAAGAAAGACGCTTTAAAGGTGAGTTACAAACCTTCCGTCGTTTCTTAACAGAAACTTACCCAACTGGTATTGCAAGTGTTGTTTCAGACACTTATAATTTCTGGAGAACTGTATCAGAAATCTTACCAGCACTTCGTAAAGAGATTATGGAACGTGACGGCAAACTGGTAATTCGTCCTGACTCTGGTGACCCTGTACATATTGTCACAGGTTATAAAGCAATCCACTTAGAGTGTGCTAAAAAGGCTTACTATGAACACCTAAGCAAGCTGGAAGCCAGTGACACAATGTTGAATGCTGTTCTGAACATGAAGCTTGAAAACATCAACTATGGTATTGCTGGATGGCTATTGTCAGAAGGCTACGAAATGGTTGTTGACAGAGAAGACTTTGAAGTTGCTGATACAGTGCTGTTGAAAAATGCCTATATGGTTGGCTCTGCAAACGTTGTAACACGTCCTGTAGCAGAGATTGATGGGGCTATTAAGACCTTGTATAACATCTTTGGAGGGACTATCAACTCTAAAGGCTTTAAGGTACTGGATGAGCACATTGGCCTCATCTATGGTGACTCTATCACGTTGGAACGTGCAAACGAAATCCTGAAGCGTTTGTATGAAATGGGTTTTGCAAGTTCTAACGTAGTGTTTGGTGTAGGTTCTTACACTTACCAGTACATGACTCGTGACACCTTTGCATTTGCTGTCAAAGCAACTCTTGCAAGCATTGGTGGTAAAGAGATTATGCTTGCAAAAGACCCTAAAACAGATAGTGGTGTTAAAAAGTCTGCTTTTGGTGGTGTAGCACCTATGTGGGATGGTGATAATCTGAAAGCTGTGGATGGTTATGGATTCCAGAGCTTTGAAGATGTACTTGAACATCCAGCTTGTGCTTTACGTTTAGTCTTTAGCGAATCTGAGCAGTTTGGCTACACAACTCTTGGAGATATTCGAAATAATATTGACAAGCAACTTTAAAAGTATATGATAAGAGGCTCCTACGGGAGCCTTTTTAATTTCTGGAGAAGATTATGAAAATCAAAGAAATGAATATCAACATTGTCTTAGAAGAACGTTGGGAGAACATCAAGAAGCCTGAAAATGGTCATAAGTTCCTCAACAAAATCTTAGTAGCAGCTAAAGAAGAACTGACTGGCAAGGTTGCAGCAGCAATCACAATAAAGGTCTGTGTAAAAGGTCTTCCAGACAATCACCAATTTGCACTTGACGAGTTTAAAGAAAGCTTCTACAATCCAAACAAACAGATGCTTGAAAGTAACTTTGCAGTATCTACAAGTATCGTCCATGACAGAAGCTTTATCCTTTACAAAAATATGAGAGGTGAGTCATGCAAGCATATTGGATAGAAATTTTACTGTCACTTGGTAGTGTAGCAGTGTTTGTTTACCTTCTTTGCAAGTACTATGCAGAACACAAAAAATGTGACTTCTGTAATGGAGAAGGTTACACAAGAGCAGGTTGTTGCCCTATGTGTGGTGGTTCTGGTAAAATGTTTAATAAGTAATTTAACAGTAAACTAAGAGGAAAGTATTATGCGCATGGTAAACGACCACGCAGAAGTGATTAAGAGTTCAACTTCTTTAGAGACGTCTCAAGCACAGATTACA